GTCTAGGACTAGGTCCTGACATGATGGAGGGAGTTTTAACATTCTCCCAATGTATAATATTGAACACAGGATGACGCCACACAGTTTCTCTCCATGGGCGTGTCTTCTCAATCTCTCCAATGCTCTTAGTAAAAGAACGTTGGATACCCTGCTGTTCGTCGAGGAAACCCTCGAACTTCTTGAAGAACTCTTCTATCATAATTTAAGGGGACGGAGCTACATGGGAATTGAACCCACAATAAACTTGGCTAGATTTCACGAACGTTCCAGGGTTTACTAGTAACACCCTTGTCTATCGGCCTTTGCTTGTCTTAGCCATTAAACGATAGCCCCATCCATAATAGTCTAATATAAAAAAGACTATTTTTATATTTAGCATTAATAGGTAAATCCTCGAAAGGAGCCTATATGTAGATACTAAATAAACTTTAAGTGCACGTAGCTGGACTTGAACCAGCAAGGTTTTTAGGCCGAGGGATTTTAAGTCCCTTGCGTCTGCCATTCCGCCACACGTGCTTACATCTCAATACCGTGAGTCGAGTACCACCATTCTTTAGTTTGATTAGGATGCTTAGGCAGTAAAGCCTCGTATCTCTCTTTCATTCTAGACTGGCGATTGACTTCAGTTATAAACAATGGATGATCCCAAGTAAAGCCTTCTTTGACCATTTGTCTTAGAAGTCTCTTAAGAACGTAACCCTGGTTTTTGTGACCTGGCTTGTATCCACTATCTACTATCTTCACGATTACATCTTTGAGGCACTCTTCCCTAGTCTTAGGTAAAGTACCGTTGATCAGCTTATCCAGCCTTTCAAAACCAAAACCAACATCTATGCAAGTTCCTAAAGGGTTGACAATGTTACCAATCTCAATGCCTTGGGAATAGAACTCTGTGCAGTAACCTCCGATCTCACCATCCGTCCATTTGCATTCTGGATCTAGCCTTACTTCATGTTTGTGTAGGTCAGCCCAATTAGGACAGTCTGGATGGATTGTAACATAGTCTACCTTCAATTGGCACAGGTCTAAAAAACCAGTCCAAAAGTCGATAGCTTGTTTAACAGTCCAGTCTCTGAATGAGAATAGGCCCATCATCTCGAAGTGTCCAAGATGTGTACCGTCTCCCATAAAGTCGAAGTCGTTTAGCCTAATACAAGATTGTACGTTAGCTAAGGTTATGCCTTTGTATGACTCGTCTTTGAACTGATTCTTGAACTGCTGCATTCCAGCTGGACAGAATAGTGTAGTCTCATCATACGGGTTTACTGTGTTTACCGGTTTATAAGGAATGCCGTGTTTCGTACAGTAATCGAAATACAGTTCCTTTACATTGCGTTTAGCGGTGTCATAGCATCCTCCTACTTGAAGTCATTAGATATGCGCTCACCCATAATTTTGGATAAGGCAGTCATGGCTTCGTATTGTTTGGTTATCCGGTCTTGTTCAGCCGGTGTGTTTAGACCAAAGTAGCTTGAATTCATGAATCGGGCAAGTCTAGACATGCCTTCATCCAAGTCCTGCTTTTCGTCTACTATCCTTTGTTGATAAGCTTCCATTAGTTTAGCAAACCTAGTTCACGTTTAAGCAAGTAGATTAGTACATCGTCATTGACTACTATATCAGTTCCTGCTTGAGTTACAGACGGTTCACATCCAGGAGAGTAGTTGGTGTAATACTCACTGATCAGTTCTCTGGATTCGGGTGAGTCAGGGATGTGTAAGTCATTACAACCTGCATTAGCCTGAGCATCTCCTAGATCATTTACGATCTTAGTCAAGAGACTGGTTATTAGTGGTGATCTCATATTAGTCTATCAGTCCTAGCTCTTCTAAGGAGTAGGTCTTGTCTTTGATTAGTTTAAGCGCTACTCTAGCTCTGGACTTACGCATGATCTCTTCAATTGTGACACAGTCTTTGTAGATACCAGTCTTGCGTTGACGATCCAGACCCCATTCAAAGAGCATGTTAAGACTTTGGTCTGTATACACTCCTTCAGCGGTGATGTAGGGTTGGAATACGAAGTTAGCCTCGAACAGCTTGCCGTAATCTTCCATACCCAGTTTCTTTAGCTCATAGCCTTCCTCATCCTCAGAGTAGATCTCTTCGCAGTCTCGGTTGTAATCGGCGTTTAGAGAGTAGAGAGGGCTGTGTTCATAGTCAACGTCACTTGGGATCAAAAGACCGCTGTAATCGCAAATGTGAGCTCCTGAGAGGCTATAGGATTCACCGACTTGTTTGCCAGTCTTCCTAGAGAACTCAGGAGACTTAGTATAGAGGTTCATGATGGGAATGTTTTTTGAAGGATAGCCACAAATTGATCAGGAGCTAACTCTCTTACAGCTGCTTCTAGTTTAGTGAAGCATTTTGACTGTTCGACTGCTCTAGTCTTATATCCAGATATCTCCTGGTCCTTTTGAGCCACCTGCTGTTCTAGGTCAGTGATCTTAGTTAACAGCGATTCAATCTTAGTCTGGATAGCTTGATCTACAATTATTTGAGCAGTCATTAGTAGCCTAGGAGATAGTTTTCAATCTTGTTCTTCTTAGAGATGACAGGACTATGCACACTCCAAGTAGGAAGGTCAGACAGCTTAGCATCTTTGCAGGCTTTGGTATAAGCTTTGACAGCAGCCATCTCATCTTCTTTATAAGAGATAGCACTACCAAAACTAATGTAGCCTGGAACACCTCTATCTTTGAAGAACTTGGTTAGTTCGTCATAAGTCTTGAGATGTAGCCAGCTTAGGTTGTCAGGAGGGTTGATTAGTCCTGCAGCCATCAGATCTTGGACATTAGACTTCTCATCGAAGATAACTCCGATAGTCTCAGATTTGGCTGTAGCATTGGCGACTGGGAATAGGGTACGGAATCCTTCAGCAGTAGCTCCAGTCTTAGCATGGATAGCTTTGGATTGTTTGACAGTGGATTGCAGATCAGCCACTAGTTTTTTTAAGTCAGCATTATCACTCATAGTGTTTCTTTGAAGTTCTTGATCTCTTCGATCATCTTTTGGCGTTCATCTCTGTAACGTTTGATCATGAAGATGAATTCTTCTCTGTGATCTTCAGTAGCTGCATCAATGAAGTCAATGATAGCTTGATCACAAGGCTTGAAGTCAAACTCTTCACAGATAGCCATAACGCTTTTACCCATTGCAGTCATAGTGAAGCCGCCACCTACCACACCAAGTTCATTGAGTGTATTAAGGTATCCGGTGACCATTAGGACGCTGATAGTAGTTTCGTCGTAGTTTAAGTTGAACTTAGCTTTGATCCTGGATTGGATCTCTTTTAACTTTTCTTGTTCAGTCATAAGCTTAGTACTGGGGTTAGTTTGGTGAATCCCTTAGGTTCTCCACACTTAACATCATCTCCAGTCCTAACGAACAATTGATCGTAGAATTGGTAGTGGGTGACATCAGGTAGTAGGAGAGGAAGAGGATTAACAGTTTTGGATGTAACAGAGATATCAGCACTCCACATTTCTCCTATAAAGGTTCTAAGGAAACGTTTGGTCTCATATACAGGTTTAGCATGCTTTGTTTTCTTGGTTAATTTGGACATGATTAGTAGTAGGAGATGGAATGTGGTAATAAAGGTAAAGACGAATCTTACTCCTTAGTTCTGTTTTAGAGCTAGCCTCGTCAGCTCATCAAGAGGGATAGGCAATGCTCGGTTACTGAAGTCTGGATGTGGATTTCCTAGTATTACGTAGTGTCCACATTCCGGACATTTAACTAGAGTTCCATTTGGCTGTGCTTGATGGTCCTCTGGGTTGAAAGTGCAATTGTTCATATTATAATTCGGTGTCTAGTCTACGCTCTCCTCCAGAGGGAACGTTGAAGTTCTCTACTACGAAACCACAGTGAATGCAAATGTCCCGGCAATAAGTGCCTGGGATAACTTTCTTATGCATTTCTCTGAGATTAGCAATGGCTGTAGTGATAGCCCTAAGCTTGAATTCTTTGTCATCAACACTATCATTGCTTCCAGGTTTGAAGTTATTGACTAGCTCGGCAATCTTGCTAGCAACAAATTCTTCAGAAGTAGTCTCTTTAGTAGGTTGAAGTTTGGAGTAACGAGGCTCAAACCGGTGGCCAAAGACGAAGCCTAGAAAACCTTTACAGGTAGGTAATGTAGATTTCATATATCGGTGTCTAGCCTACGAGTGGGAGTAGGAGTCAAAGGTAGGTTAAGCATCACTTCAGTGCCACATCTAATACAGATGTCCCGGTGATAATGCTTTTCAATCGGTACTTTAACTTTAGTAACTTCGACAATTTGCTGCTGACCTTCTTTTCGTAGTTCTTGGTCAGTACTGATAGCTTTTACTTGACCACACAGCTTTTCGTAAGATTCCCGGATATTTTTGATAGCCTCCAGAGTAACTTCATTACTGGCTAAACTAAGCTTTTCGGAATACCTTGGTTTGAACTTGTGGCCAAAGATAAAGCCGAGGATACCACAACATTTTGACATAACTTTGTTTTTGATTTTGTTAAAGTTGAAGGGCTAGGATACATAAGTACCCTAGCCCTGTGATTGGTGCACGTAGAGGGACTTGAACCCCCAAGGATTGCTCCGGTTGACCCTAAATCAACTGTGTCTGCCATTCCACCACACGTGCGAAATTATTGTATTGAGTGACAATTTGGACATAAGATAAGAAGATTACTTAGCTATATTGCTTAGCACATATGCTAAGATAGCTTCCTTATCTTTATAGGAAAATTCGACTAATTTCAAGCCTTCTTTTTCCTTACGCTTCAGCGTGTCATACATCAGCTTGTCAATTTCTTTGGCTTGTTCATGCGTCTGATACCTGCCTTCTGCTACATAAGGCTTGTCTCCTCTAACCAAAAAAATGTTGATTGAGGGAAATTGTTTTTCGTAAACGTCAGCCATGTGCTCCATGTCAGCAGCAAAATTGAGATGCTTGCAATAAACATTGGCATACATGCTAGATAAGAGAACGGGTGAATCAGTCACTACGTTCTTTATGCCGTTTGACAAAAACCTGTATTCGTATTGGATTTGCTTACCGAAAAGATAGACCTGGTCAAAATCATTAACTTTACGTTGTTGAATCGCCCAAGCTTTCACGTACTCGGTAACTAGCTCTACACTTGTCTGAGCGTATTTCAGCTCGCTAAATAGCCAGGCAGCGGTGGTAGATTTACCGCTGCCTGGGCCTCCAAAGAGGTTAATTCTCATTCGTAATCTCGAACAGTTTCCAAGACTGGGGTCAGTGGAATGCCATACTTGCTGTATTCACCAAAGGTTATACTTCCAAGCTTACCAACTAGCTTAAGACGGTTTTTCCACCAATCCTTAGCTCGCTCCATATTTCCTTCAATGCCTGCAGCTGAGGTATCCTGTAACTTGCCTGCACTGTTTATCACAGGTTTAGGTAGTTTGAATATCACTCGTTTAGCACATCCTTTCCAATCTGCGTCACCTTCCTGGATTTCAACGATTTCAAATTCTTCGGTGATCCAGTTTTTGTATTTCAACAGAGTATTGGTACGCTTATACTCATAGGTACAGTCACCCCAACGGATGATGATACCTTCGCGAAGAGCAGCCTTACTTTCAGCAAGTATAGCATCGATCTCTTCTAATGTATTACAGACGGTGTATTTTAACACCTTCACGAACTCGTAACCTTTGAGCAACTTCTGCAACGCTTTACGGCGTTCTACAAAAGGAGTCTCAGGCGTGATACCTTCAAAACCAAAACCATCATAGATGTGGTATTGCACGATCTTACGACTAGAGGCCAGCACTTCAGGAGTTACATCCTTAGGTTTCATGGCGACACTAACTAGCTTAACCAAATCTCCTAGATCAATTCTGCCTTGAGCATTGATTAGCTTAGGATTAAACAACTCACCATCCAGATAGAGATCAGGATACTTTTTGTAGAGTGGAGCCAGTTCTTCCTGGATATGCGCTAAAGTATTGAACTGTTTGTTCTTACGGCTACGAGGATCATTGGCTTTAGTCCAACAACGCACACCATTCAACTTATCATCTACGTAAGCTGGTAACGTGATCTTGTCTTTGTAGTCCCTGAAGTCCTTAGCACGCATAGGCTCCTGGTAACCCGTTTCGTCAACGTCGTCACTTTCAAGAGTATAACCGTGCGTGAGCTTATGATCGAACTTAGATTGAGCCTCCGACAACGCTTGTTTTTCTGCACTTGTTTCATTTTTCTTTCCTGCATTCTTAGTCTCGGCTGTGCTAGGTTTAGTTTCGGTTAGCTTGCCTCCGACTTGCCCGCTGATAGAGTAGTATTCAGAACCATCAACTATCATCGTCCACTGTTGTACTTTTCCCGTATGAGCTCGTTTGAAGAGTGTCGGGAATGTTTTTTTCATATTTATAAATCTGGGGATAGTTCCCTTTTCGGAACTTGATTGGCATCTAAAGCTGCGGTTTTCAACCTCATAGACTCCAACAATCTTTCTTGTACTAACCTTTTGAAAGTATCTTCGTCTGTTGCAATATGCGTCCAGCTTCTTCCTAGGAACTCACTCATACTATCGTTAGTAGCATCGTCCACTTTAGTCCTAAGCTTAGCTTCAAGCATAGCTTGCATAGCAGAACTGACAGGAGATAACATAGCGATGTTTTCCCAAGTTCTACACTTATGCCTGTTAATTTGGCTACTGAGGATATAGGTTGCGTTATTGACTTCAACGTTGTCACCATAGCCATCAGAGATGAGGTGACGAAGGTATGACAGAAGATATTCAGCAGATTCAAGCTCTGCAAGTCTAGTCCGTAAATGGACTTCAGCATCAAGCATGGAAGCTCTGCGTTCGTTTTTAGTTTTACTCATTTGAAGTTGGCTGCCGCACTTGGATTCGAACCAAGGGTATCCGGTTTCAGAGACCGGCGCAATACCACTATGCAATGCGGCAGTGAAGTTTATTTGTACGGTCTATTTCTAGCCGTAAATGTTTTAGTTTGAGAGTGACAATTAGGACAAAGAAATTCTAAGTTATCTAGACGGTGATCATTATGTACACCGTTTTTATGCTCTAATTGTAATACTAGCTTTTGTCCTTGCCACTCTCCAATATTACCACATTTACAGGCATAAGGTATAAGCTTATTTTTTATTATTTGTCGTTTAAGACAGCTTCTAGGATATGTTGAATTCTTAGTAGCTACTTCGTTAATAGGCTTAGTTGTTGACCTAGGGCTAATATCGCCTCTATTTACAGCGTCAGTCCAAGCTTGGGAAGCGAAGCCGAATTTTTCACGGCATTCACGTACAGTATGGTCTTTAGCGTACTTACCTATTAATTTCCAATCGTAAACTTTATTCATAGTAGTATATTGATACTACCAGATAAGTATGCTATCTGTCAATGGTTGGAGTGGCTGGAATCGAACCAACACCACGAGCTTCAAAGGCTCAGGCACTACCACTATGCAACACTCCAATACTATTCTATACTTTTTTGAAACCAGCTAGCTTAACTACTTTAGCAATTAATCTAGAACCGGTTATGACTTGTTTTTCAGTCAAATCTGGATAGGCAGCGTGCAATGCCTCATGTATTGTTATCCTAAGCTTCTGATCTTCAGTTAACTTAGGATGCACGTAAATGAATGCTCCGTCAAGACCATCTTCATGAAATGGTAACATCAGACCTATGTTGCCTTTGTTACTCTTCTTGAATGGCGCGGAGGAATACTCGAAGATAACGTTTTTAGGCGTCGTGATCGGTTCTTGTGTCTTGTTGGCCATTTGCTTTTAGGGCTGCGGTAGCCTAGTCGCCATAAAACTTCACCCACTATCACACCGTTGTTTTCCACCCATCTTTCCTTAGCTTTAGGGAGTATGTAATGGAGCATCTCATGTACTCCAGTTATTAAACGCTCCTTATCACATATATTAGGATTAATGAAGATACACTTCTCGTCGTTGTCGCATAACCCTTTGATTATACGGCCTCTATAGAATAGCTCATCTTTTGGAATGTAACGGTAGATGCGAGGTAGCTTCATATCACTATTGTATACAATTGTGGATACCGCAAGCTAGAAAATTAATAGACTAAGTTTTCCGTGACTAGTAGACCTTCTAAGTTACTTATCATCAGATTAAACTTATGAATGTCATCGGTGAGCACTGGATTGGCTTCATCGGACTTCATTAAAATGTAAAATCTCAGGCCACCAAACTTTAACTTGATCTGGTGTATCTCGAAATCAATGCCTTGGTTTTGTATAGCCTCCAAGAAGCTGTCAATTGCTGTAGCCCAAGACATAGGTACATTGTGGCCTAATGAAAAACCATACCAGCCTTTAGGGACTTTGTGTGCCCATTTTTGGAACAACCTTACATCAGGATTGAGGTTTCCGTTGTCTTCAAATGGTTGGTTTGCATCAGCTTTAGCGTTGTCGGCTTTGATACGCTCTACTAATGACTTTGGGATTATTTCTTCGAAAGTTTTCATGTTTTATAATTGCCAGGGAAATCTTGTGAGACGGTGGCATCCAATTGCCAATCCCCGCATCAAGAGCGGGGACTTTGATTCGAACAAAGAAGAACGTCTTACGATGCACCACTGACAAAAGTGGAGCCAGAGGACGGGGTTGAACCGACGACCTTCGCTTTACAAAAGCGTTGCTCTACCAACTGAGCTACTCTGGCTTTAGATTATAACTTACAGGCTTTGTAAACTTTAAGGAACTGATTCCAAGCTTCCTCAAGTTCTTTCGGAGCCTTTACACTCTTACCGTCAGTTGCTACGAAAACTAGCAAGCCTAACAGATGTTTGACAATTAGTTTAGCTTTAAGTGTACCGAAGCTAAACGGATAAGGACTATTCTTATTGATAGCAAATGTTGCTCTTCCCTTGAAGCTATCGATGCTGCATATAGACTTTTCTTCGTCCATCAAGCTCTCTACAGTCGGTGAGGGGCGTTCTGATTCTGGCGTTGTATTAGTTGTGTTACTCATGTTGTGTTTTGCTAGCCTGTTGTATCTGACTAGCCCGATGTCGACTTATGTCCCAAGTCGATGAGATATATTGGTGGGTCGCCCCGGTATCGAACCGAGTTCCATTGATTAAGAGTCAATTGCTTCACCATTAAAGCTTGCAACCCAAATTCTTAGCCCATTTTCTAACAGCATTATCACTGACATCAAACATTCTTCCAATCTGTAACCAGGATATGTTTTTATCTAGTAACTGCTGCAGTTGTTCTTTAGTAGGATGTTTTACCTTATGCTGTGCCAAATGTGTACATTCTTGGCTACAAAATTTTCTTTCATAGTCTTTTGTGTCAAATAGCTTCTTGCATACAGTACATTCTTTTGTCTTAAAAGTTTTAAGGTATCTAACTAGAGAATGATCTATCTGTAATTCATGTATTTCACGATGACAGTTTGAACAAACTAATATACATTTTTCTAGTTCTTTCTTTGCTCGCTTCCAAGACCAACGCTGAACTACATAGCCAGCATCATGATCTTTTTTTCCAATGTGATGAAACTCTAATGCTCCAAGGCATTTATTATAGCCACATATAGAGCATTTTCCACCAAATTGATTAACTGCAAATTCCTTCTTCCTTCGTTGTGCTTTTACTACAATGTTAGTATCCATACTAGAAGTATAGTTCGAATAATTGGGCCAAGCAAGTAAAATATTCGAACTAACTAAAATTGGTGGCAGTAGTTGGAGTTGAACCAACGACAAATGGCGTATGAGACCACTGCTCTACCGCTGAGCTACACTGCCTAAATTGGAGGTTGTACTGATACAAAACTCTCAATGCGTTTATCTAGTTCTCTGACCTTATTGATCAGGAATGTTGTTTCTTCGATGTGATGTTGTTCTAGTCCTTTGAAGTTTTCTTCCCAAGACTTAGCAGGATCAAATTTGAACTGTTTAACCTTGATCCACTTGTAACCGTCAAATTCACTCATTAGTATCCTCCGCAACCGTATGCTGGTGGGTCGTAATAACCTTGACCACAATCATCTTCGGTTGGTTTAAGTGGATGTTCACGGTCATACTCTGCTATCTTTATAGCAGCAATAGCGTCGTCCACAGCCTTTGTTACTAGCTTTGGTGTTAGATTAGGGTTCTTGCTGAGCAGTGTAGTCATCTCAGCCCTAATCCTTTTTTCTTTTGTTTTTGTCATAAATTGGAGCCAGAACTGGGAATCGAACCCAGATGTCTACATTACCAATGTAGCGCTCTACCACTGAGCTATTCCGGCAAAGTCTGTCTCATAGCCGCGCTTCTGTTTCTAATCCATCATTTGTCTAAGCCCTCTAAAAAACCATGTACTATTGGCAGCACTACCGTACATATTCGAGGTTGCATCTACTTTGTGGTGTTAGCGGATTTCTCCTCCCAAACAGCTGCTGTGATGGCGCGAACTTCCTCTATCCTCAGGGTGATTCCCGATTCTCCACACCCACAGCCTCCATTGCCCTGCCCACTATATCAAGGCGGTTAAGGGTTAGCTAGCCGAAGAGGCATACTGATTTATGGATCGTGTCTAGCATCCGGTGAAATTGTAATTTTCCGGACTCGTTATATTATGAGGACAGCGATGGATCGGACAGACTAAATTGATCTTTCACCTTTGACTATAATCCAACCAGTATAGGTTGTACGAGCATAAGCGTGAGTATAACCTGCTGACCAAAGATTCCTAAGGTGATCGTGTCTAATTTTTTCTTTAGCCATTGTTTTTGCAGATTCTATACTTTTTAACGCCGACGCTATGGTTTTTAATTCTTCCTTTGTTGCGCTTTTAGTAAACATAATTTGATTGTAAACATTGCTAGTTTAACCTTAAACTAGTTTAAGCTCAATGATGTTGAACTTATTGACTATATCGGATTCTGCAAACTGTGCCCTAATGACGGCTAGTGTTTTATCTTGCTCATCAAAGGTTAGTCTACGAGAAGCTTTGATCTGACCTATAGGACCTTTGCTTACTAACATCATTTTTTCCGAGAAGCCGAAGTCATTCATGTGACTATTAATTCGGTCTTCAAAATCTTTTACAGATGGTACGACATCACCAGTCTTCACTTCTGCGATTATGTCGTAAAGGTATTCTGGTGGCATGTTAGTGTAAGTAGATGTAAGTTAGCGTTAGAGACCAAGCATGTATAAGCTGGTCTAGTCCTATCACTGCAAAGAACCAATGCCTATGAAAGACAGGATAATAGAGTGCTCTAGTCATCCTTGAAGTTATGGCGTCGGTAATGAAGTGAGTGACGAAAGTTATTAGTGCAAACTTCCAACCTAGCCAGCTAAAGGCTAGTGAATAGATAAGCACGTGTAGAGTTAGTGCACCCCAATGCTTTGATTTGTTGATTGCCATCCAGTCATTCTGTAGCAGGAAGTCTGCTACGAAGTGGACAGTCAAAAGGATGAGGACGATGTAAAATGGGTTAGTCATATTTGGGATGCATATTAGTATTTGCTTTTCACAAACTAGTATACTATAGTGTTGTTATGAAATTGATGATAAACGTTAAAGACCTGAGCAGCTATAAGTCTAGAGATTTTGTACCTTTGGAGTGTAGACAATGTGGTAAAAATTTTTCTAAACCAAAACATTACGTATCAAAAGTATTAGGTAACCAATACAAAAATATTACATTAGATTTTTGCTCAAAATCATGTCACTGGCTTGCTATGAAGAAGCAAGTGGTTGTAACGTGTAATAACTGTAATAAACAGGTGGAAAAGAAACCATCCGAGTTGTCTAAATCAAAGCATGGTTTGGCTTTTTGTAATAGGACTTGTGCAGCAACATACAACAACAAACATCGTGTTCGAGTTATAAAAGTTGACTATAGATCTTTTGCATTAAAAAATCTAAAAAATGAATGTGTCAAATGTGGGTATAACAGGTATCCAAATGTACTGCAAGTCCACCATAAAGACCGTAAGAGGAATAACAATAAATTAAATAACTTGGAGTTATTGTGTCCAACATGTCATCAAGAACATCACTTTTTAGAAAATACTGGAGCTTACTCTAAATGACTGGGTGCTGTATGGAAGTTGAATCCACATAGTCTACTTTCACAAAGTAGGGCATTAACCAATTATGCTAACAGCACCGTTCAGGGCCTAAGACTGGAGTTGAGCCAGTATCTTCCTTATTACGAGTAAGGGGCTCTACCATTGAGCTACTCAGGCTTAAAGTTCTGTGTCTAAATTACGTTCCGGCACAACAATCAATTCACCCGATACTTGCGTACCATATGCGTTTGGAACATTGAAACCGGCTAAATGGATTAACTTACATTGCGGACAGGCTAATAGAAAACCACCTTTAACCATGTTTTTGCTTATGTTAGTTCTGACTACGAAATCATTGTCAACAAAGACAATTTGACCCAAATCGATATCACTACTGTTGAATGGTACGAGGAGAGCTTCATTAGTCTTGAAGATATGATCTCTATCACAACATACCTGATCTTCGATGTTTTGGATTTTTGTCATAAGTTGGTAGGCGTGGCAGGGCTCGAACCCGCGACATTTTCCGTGTAAAGGAACTACTCTACCAACTGAGTTACACGCCTATTCTAATTCTTTTATACGATCTACCTTGTCCTATATTCAATGAACCTGCATTAGGAGTTAACGCATGACAATTAGGACATAGCAAATCTAAATTTGGTTCTGCGGAATTTCTGAAACTACCATCCTTATGATGAATTTCCAATGGGATAGTTCCAGTGGTCTTATTCTTTTTAGACCAATGACAAATACTACAAGCATTATTAAATTTTTCAAACAGGTAGCGTCTAATATGCCTAGATACTGAATATCCAACAGTAGCCGTTACTAAACCTGCTTTCCATTTAAGCACAAACTCCTTGTACTCAAACTCTCGTTGACAAAAATTGTTACAGTATTTTTTAGGTTTTCTGGATACCTCTTTATCACAATTTAAGCATGACTGTTGTTTCACCTTCATATTCAAATTATAGCATGTAGACCTGCTATTGCAAACTAAATCAGCTCTACCACTGAGCTATGCGCGCGTTAAATTATTGTACTCCTGCTGCTCTTTTTAACATCTGTAAATCAGGATGTGAGAGCCTAATGTTGTGCTTTGGAAGCTTGATATAAACAGCGTGTGTAGCACCTGTATCAATCAGCTTTACACCATTTTCACGCATGTATTCCAAGTCCTGTTTCACTACATCATAATGAGCTTGACCCATTAGAGAGTTGTCTTTCAAGAAATCAGCAATGGCCATGATTTGTATAAAGTGTAACTCTGTCGGACGATAAATGTATAATGGGTAATGCCATTTCGTCAATGATTTGAAATATGTGTTAGCTTTCATCTTTGACACCTAGGCTACGTTTCAGCTCACGTTCAAAGTCTGCAATGGCATTCTTTGCATCATAGAGCTTTTCATCTAGTTCACCAATCTTTTCAGTAAGCAACTCCGCAGCTTTTTCGGCTATCATACGGGACATTTGCTTCTGGTAGTTTTCGACCATTTCAAGGAAGTCGAACTCCTGACCATTGATTTTAAGGTCAATGGTTACGACGTTGTGATTAGTTGAAGACCGTTCACAAGCTTTTAACATAGCATCAAACTCCTTGTCTTTGCGCTTAGCACTGACAATAGTCATGAATGCCCAGTATGCAGCCTTAGAACAAGTAGCTTCGTTGATTTCAAGTTTTGTGCTCATAATTTTGTAATCACTAGGGAAAATCGAATCAAGACTTGGGACAGTTAAGCCCACTCTAGGACCAATGTGTCTGCCAATTCCACCACCTCTCCGTCTATGGAGAGGGCAGGGCTCGAACCTGCAGCTGTCGGTTTATGTAAGATGAACCTCGATTCAGGCACCACTAGTAAAAATTTATTTGTAGGCAACACGCCTACCGTCTTTATCGTGCATCTCGTAACCTTTTTCAGTCACGGTATAACGATAGTCATTTCGGGGAAGTTCTGGATGAGGAGACATTGAATGTAGCTCAGTTAACCTAGCTATGAATGTATTCCACATACTTCGGTCTACAACTTCATAAGTGATCAATGATGCATTCCGCTCAAGTGTAGCGAATAGGACACATGATCTCTTATCTTCCGCAGGTGAGATACCTATGGCCACTAATGTGCCTAGAGTAATTACATCGCCTGGGGTGATAGGTAATTTTTGTAGCATTTTGAAATGGTCCCTCATACTAGTTTCGAGCTAGTGACACCTGGTGTTTCAAACCAGTGCTCTACCATCTGAGCTAATGAGGGATTGGTGCACCTGGCAGGATTCGAACCTGCAACCTAACGGTCCGTAGCCGTTCGCTCTGATCCAATTGAGCTACAAGTGCGTTTGCTTAAACCGGAGCTGTGCGTTCCTCAGGGATCTCGACAGCAGGTTCAACATTCTTTTTCTGTTCAAAGAACTCACGAACAGAGAGGCCGGTCTTGGCCTTGACTTGACGTTCGTGTTCAACGTAACCCGTGAACATCATGTCAATAACGATCTCTTTGACGATCTCCTCGGACATACCTGCTTTAAGCATCTTGGTAATGTAAACGAGTAAACGTGCTTTGGTGCCGGTCTTTTCATCCCAGTACCATGTGCCTTGATTCGGTAGATCCTTTTTGAAGCGATCTAATAGTTCGGATGCGTCTGTCATATTAGTAGTTTATCAGTTTTATGGTTTTGTCTACAAGGAAAATGGTCGTCCTAGTTGGTCTCGAACCAACGACCTAACGGTTATCAACCGTTTGCTCTACCACTGAGCTATAGGACGATTGGGAAATTGGTCGGAGTGACAGGATTCGAACCTGCGACTTCTTGCTCCCAAAGCAAGCGCTCTAGCCAGACTGAGCTACACTCCGTGGCGGATAGGGAGGGATTCGAACCCCCGTAGGTTATTAGCCTAAGCGGTTTTCAAGACCGCCGCGTTCAACCACTCTGCCACCTATCCAAGGCTTACAAATCTGAGTAATTTTTAATCGTAAGGGCCTTATCTCTTACAATGACATATTGGTTCATAAAGCAATCAATGTCAAGATTATCTATGTTTGGTTTAAGAACAGTTTCACCTCTAAGATAGTTTGTTATTTTGTTATGTGGTGTATGACCTACAATCTGTTTCAAACCATCAATAGGCTTGAACTCACAATTGAAGTCTAACCACAACAAACCACCTACAGGATGACTACCACCTCTACCGTAACCAGCAGCAGTGAACCAACCTTGACTAGACATAGCCAAGAATTGTTCGTTCTTATTGATCTCATCCTTCATCCATTTATCAATAGACTTTTTGTCGATCTTTAGCATTGGATGCAGAAAACTTGGATGAAGACCTGCGTGGCTAATGAAGTAATCATCTAGCCATACATACCATTTCATACTATCTCTAACAGCAATTCGATGTTCTCCTAGAGTTGCTCTGATAATCATCTTCTTGCGTCTTTCAAAGCCTGAGCAAGGTAGACTCTCGCTATCAAAAAGATAGTGTACGTCATGATTTCCTTTGCAGGTTATGAAGGTTGGTTTTTTGTGAACCTCAAGTAAAAATTTGGCGGCATCTCTGACATGATAGTCTTCATCATAGTCAAAGCTGTCAAACCAGTCGCCAGTAGTGACTACAATGTCAGGAGCTTCAGCTTTGATGATTTTCTTTAGCTTAACTAAGTCTTGATGGATGTCTCCTAACAACAAAACTGTTTTTCCGGTACTATCAATATTAACTGGGTAGGACATTTGCCCTTTCTAAAACTAGCTTTGCTGGTTTCTTGTAACTTTTAATTGGAAAGCAGTGTACTAAAAACTTCATAGCTGTCATTAAGCCAGCTTGATCTAGACACGTTACTATCCTATCTGGCCCTGCTAAAAGCGTTACTCGCTTATGATAGGTAGGGCTAAGTTCGATTTTCTGTAAAGGTTCCAACGTACATTGACCAGGCATTTGCTGGTTATTGATGTTATGGAACATAGCCTTTACAGGTATGATGCGTTCTTCACCATTCTGCATAACGTTGTACGTCTTGATGTAAACATCAGGCTCGTATCTGTTAGCAGCCGGGTCTCTGGGCTTTAGTTCCCACCCGTTAATTCTTAGAAAATTGAGGAATCTATCGTTCATGTAATAAGCGCAGTAGTAAGCGCGCCATTTACAACAAATGAAACTTCGTCACATTTCCCCCTTAATACACAAAAAGGTTGCTGCTTATTGTGTTTGCTTTTCAGAGGTACCCTGCAGTCTATATGATCAACGATGTGACACTTTTTCATATAGTGAACCGACAACAATGGTTTATTGTTAGCTCGACTCGCAGGTTTATTGTAATGGAGCATGAATACTCGACTCATTAGCAGTGTTGGAAATCTTGTGGATACATGTCGTCTAGCCAACAATGCTCGTGGATAGCAACTTGTTGTTCATCAGAAGGATCATGGTTAAAACTGTGTTGCCCTACTTGAGAACGCCAAAAGTTAAGTTTGTGTTTAGTAGTCTCACCCACACCATGTACTTCATAGTGGGTTTTAAGAGCAATACTATGCTTAGCTTTCAACTCTTCGTCTGTGAGTTTAGCTTCGGTTGTCATATAATTGGTTGCGGGAGCAGGTTGCGAGCGCTGCGTTAAAAAAGCTTATGAGACTTTTGCTGGTCCCTCCAGTCCATCCCGCGTAAAATTTGCCGTAACGGCGCTAATTGTCAGGAAATCAGTCCGGCGGTTTCCTTCCTTGGGACCGATTGGATTGCCTTACAGTTTAACAATCCTAGGCCGTTACGGTTTTCAGCTAGACTATGCACGGGATCTCACGACCACTGGCAATCTAGGGAAATTGGTGCAGGGGTTGGATTTGAACCAACAACCTTTTGGTTATGAGCCAAATGAGCTACCAGGTTGCTCCACCCTGCGTTAAATTTGGCTCCTGAGCTTGGGTTCGAACCAAGGACCTGCGCATTAACAGTGCGCCGCTACTACCAGCTGAGCTACTCAGGAATGAGACTATTTGAAGACTAGCTTAGGTTGAGGCACTATGCAACTCGAAAGAGTTGAAAAGATGCTTTCCTTATTAGTCGTAATTGATGTGACAACAAAGTAATTAGTGCTGTAAGCCGGCACGATAATTACTACGTTTGTGGTATAGGCTCCAGGCACATAATAAGTTATGTCATAGCAACCTACTTTCGAACCACAATAAATTTTGTAACCAGAAATATTAGTGTTATTGGGTAGATCCCAATTCACCACTACCTTAGCTTCTAGAAGGACTGCCTTAAAGAACAAGTTAGTCCTGGAGGGATAAATGCTAATACCATTTGAATCGGTCATCGCAAAGTATTTCCAGTTAATCATGTCAGTTGAAGACAAGACCTGGACTTTGTTACTGCATGACAACGTGTATGTCCGGTTAGTTAACACTGGGTTATACACGTTTGTTCCTCTAATACGATTGGTATTAACAATCGCAGAGGGTAGGCTTAGGGTCATCCGTTGACCTGGCATTGGAGGCATGACAGCCTGTGTAACTTGAGGTTTCGTCACAGTGCAACCTGCAAGAACAGCTGTGATAACTGCTAGGACGAGTATGTTTTTCATTTTTTTTTGTTTTGTTGAGGGGTGCCTGTTTCCAAGCACCCCAGTTGATTAGACTACATCGGAACCGATAGCCTTCAAGAAGGTCGTAACGGCAGGAGCTCCGTAAGTGGCTACGCTAGCTAAGAGATCAGAGCCTGCGGCGCTGAGCAACTCTTTAGCGAACAAACCAGCTTCAGAGCGAGTTACCCCATTGGCTTTATTTGAGCCAGGGAGATAAAATGAGCTGATGGTATTAGACTTACCATTAGCAGAGACACCGTATGCATAACCACCTTGAACATTGAAAGTTGCATAGATCTTACCATTTAATTTGAACAAAGAGCCAATTTGGGCGGAATTGTCAACAGTAGGCTTGTAACCGGTGAGGACTTCAGTCAACTCAGCCAAGCGTTGGGTAGTGACATCATTAGGCCATTTGTCGAACAAGGCCTGAATATCATTGTGTTCATCTGCTTCAACATCAGGAGAATACTTGTCCATGATCACTTGTGCGAAAGCATGGCTTACAGGTGTAGCGTTAGCAACAGCTTTTGCAGTGGAGGTTGAAGGAGCAGCTTGGAAGCTTTGACGAATAGCGAATTTACGACTCATTAGTGTGTGTTTAGTTAGTGTTAGTTACGAGTGGTTGTTACCTAGGATGCTCGTACACCCGTGTTTTTTTATTTTTGTAAATGGTGCACTTAGGTGGGATCGAACCACCGACCTGGGGATTAGAAGGCCCCCGCTCTATCCAACTGAGCTATAAGTGCATTAAATTGCGTCTGGGCAAAGGTGTCTTACTTCACACCATTTGCATAAGTACGATGGTTTGGTCGGGAATGCCTTATTCCTGATCGCTTCCAGAACTTGATTGATTTCAGTATGCAAACTAGCTTTAAGCTGCTGTAACTGTTCCTTAGTTCTAGTAGATACCATGTCTTTGTCGTGCTGTAGATAATGCCAGACTAAAGTCACATTCTCTACATTAGGATACATGTCCAATACTCCGAGAGCATAGGTGGCCAACTGTCTGTCTTCATCACAGTCTTTCTGAGAAGGCATCTTGTTACCGGTCTTATAGTCATGTACTTCGAGGTGTGTAGGGTTGATCTCATCTATCCTATCAACTACTCCACCCATCTTAAATTCTGTGCTATCAGCGATTTTGATCTTTATCCTTTGTTCTACGCTCAACAATTTGTTTTGGTTGAACGGATAAAATCTATTGTAATAATCGGTTAAGCATTTGATCCCAAGCTCTTTATAGTGAGCCATGGGCTTTTCTCTTCTAACAATTTTGATTCCGGAATGCCATTTGTCCTGCCACATCAATGTATACAAACCAAGTACAGAACTTAAAGTCCAAAGATTGCCTTTACTTGCTTCTAAATAGAGAGCCTCCAAGCATTCGTGTACACGTTTGCCGAGGAACAGTTCTACAGTATCTACCTTCTCAGCATGTCCGCCTTTAGCAACGTAGATTAACTCATACTTGCGTGGACAGCCTCGGTAGCAGCTTAGGCTAGAGTGTGAAAATGATCTTGGTTTGGCACTCTTGTCTTGTACTTGATTTGTGTCATTCATATTGGAAATTTACAGGTGTTCTTCAAGAACCGTCTGAGCGGGTGGATACCTCGCTCTCCGGCATGACAGCTGTAAAAGGGCAATGACTTATCAGCAGGCATCACCTTAACCACGGACTTGGAGGTTTCTTGAACCTTACATCCATGAGCTTTAGCGACTTCTACTAGATCCCAGAATTCTTTCGACTGGTGTTTCATTTGTGTCCTTCCTCAACTGTTCAATTACAGCATCAGCGTATTTAGCATACCATTCGTAGTTATACGCAGACATCTGATTCAACAGTGTATCAACTGCCTTGAGCTGGTCAATACTAAATCCATGTTTTTGGATTAAGTCATTGAAGCGTGAATATAACAAGCTTGTACGTATTCCTTTAGGCGTCAGATTTACTGCCATGGTGATCCACAGGTTTGAATGTTTTCTTAGCCATGATAGCTCTGATTTGGTCTATACTAACAGGCTTTAGGCCGTGGCAGTCTACACCTACATCAAAACTCATGCTATTAGGATCGTCCGGTAAAGTACCGTGCGAATGTCCATAAAGATGCCAGGCACCTCTATGACTCTTGTTCCACGTACGCATAGCGTAGTGGCACAGCACTATCTGCTGTCCTTCGATTTGGATTTCGTGAAGGCCTCCAAGGAACTGAATCCTATCTTTGAGGTCTGGGTAATAATCAATCACCGTTGCAAAATCCTTCAACGGTTTGTCATGGTTACCCCAAATGAACTTGTACTTACCATTTAGCCTGCGTAAAAGTCGAATAACGTTTTGAGTACCACCGAAGCAAAAATCGCCTAAGTGAATAACTTCGTCATCTGGCTTAACCAAAGCGTTGTGGTCAGCTATCATCTTCTCTGTCATCTCGGTAGCGCGCTCTGCTCCTACCGCTTTATTAACCCAAGCTCCATCCTTATCCAAGTCACCTGGCCTAATGTAAGGCCTCTTAACGTATCTGATGATATTGGCGTGGTAGTAATGGGTGTCACTTTCTATCCATGTTGCCATAAAATTGGCGGGAGTGACGAGACTTGAACTCGCGACCTCTTGCGTGACAGGCAAGCGCTCTAACTCTTCTGAGCTACACCCCCTTAAAATTCAACGTGTTACGATCGCAGTAAATCCATTGCCTCGTGCTTCATACATCTTTCTTTTTCCAGATACACGAGTGTTGAGAAAATGATCAATTCTTGCTTTAGGTACGGCAGGAAACGCAGTGTAAATGTCTTCCTTAGTTTTGACAACGGCTTCTTTGAGGAGGAAATCCTTTATAGCGGTATCTACACGATTGCCTTTTCCTTTACCACAACCTTTTCCTGTTAGCTTGGCATTCCAAGTCGATACTGGTGGTCGGTAGGTTGGGTCCGACTGTTGTATACAGGTTACCATCTTGTCCAACTCCATAGTCATATTGATGACTTGTTCCTTGAACCCGGCTGTTTGCTCTGTCAAAAACTTTTGTTTTAACTCAGCAATTCTCTTTTCTTCATCTTGTATTTTTTGCCATTGTGTGGCAGCTTCAGGTGTCATAAATCGTTTAGGTATAAATATGTAAGGTTTATAGTTTAGTGTGCGTCGTAAGCTTAAGTCATCCCATTTTACGTGCACGTATCTGTCTTCGTCGATAGTGATAGGATTAAAAAGCTCTATGCGGTCTTCAAATCTGTTACTTAATAAATCAGTATCAGATAGCATTTTATTGAAGACTTCAGAATCGTTAGTGCCAAATAACCAACACCATTTAAGTTTATCTCTAGGATCTGAGATCATCCAATGACGGTAGTATTGTTTTTCTACAATCATATCTGTCAGCGGGTAAGCTTCTGCAATAGATGCTCCGGCGCGATACGCACCTAAGTTTCGGCAACATTGATTAAAATTTACTCGAACTAGCAGATCGAACTCTGGAAATTTATCGCGATAGAGTTTAACTGTTTTTGACGATGGGGCTCCGTAAGGATCAGAGACTACCAATCCTTTTGAGTATTTAGCGCTAATGTCGTTAAGAACGTAGTCCGCTGAGTTATCTCCACGTTTAATATGTAGAGGGTAACTTTTGTCTTTTGCAATGTTAATTGCTCTAACTTTTAATGTTTCGGCAGCATCAAGATCATATTCGATAGCAATTATCTCTGTAGACAGCTCAGGATGATGCTCAAACAGTCTCATAGCTTGCAGAGGTGTACCAAGTATCTCCTCGACAGTACCATTGTTATGTTTGATCACATTGTAACCACATCCTGCATTGAGCTCACATAACGTGTACTCTTTTGTTTGCATAGCATGGATATGAGACAAGATAATCTGCGGGTACTCTTTTATTTTATCAAGTGTCGATAAGCTAGTTTTACTAAATGATAACAGCTTATCTTTTTCATGTTCATGCATAAATTGGAGCGGATAGCGGGAATCGAACCCGCTCAGTGACATTGGAAGAGTCACAGGCTACCATTACATCACATCCGCGTTGGCGTAGTCTCTCCCACGGTCACACACTCGGGCCGGTGTTAACAATTCCTCCCAAGTAACGCTTGTGTACGCGCTAGATTCAGTTGAACTTGAATGGATTATCTGGAGTTGCTTTAGTTGAGCTCTTAGGCTCTTTGAACTTAAAGGCAACCTCAGGTTTATCTGGGTGCTGGTCAATTTTCATTTTGACCTCCATCAATTTCATTATCAGCCAAAAGCCTTCGATACCAAAAGCGTTAGATTGTGGTCTTACGATGTATCTGGCGATAGCTTCTTTCATGCCTTGGTATTTTTCTTTGACACTAAGGCCCATGAGTTTCTTGAAGCCTTCTCGGTCTTCATCCGTAATATTTGCTTTGAGTGATCCTGGATTAGGTTGTGACATTACTTCAAGGATCATGTCAATAGACTGTAGTTCTTCGTCCATAGTTTTTGTTTTGTTGGTGCAGAATAGAGGGATCGAACCTCTGACCTACTCCGTGTCAGGGAGTCGCTCTACCGCTGAGCTAATTCTGCAATGGTGCGCGCAGCTGGAGTCGAACCAGCGAACCCGAAGGAGCAGATTTACAGTCTGCCTGTTTTGACCACTTACCTATACGCGCATTAAGTTATTCTGGATCTAATCTACGTTCCTGGTGCTCAGATAATTTGGCAACAGGTTTGTCGTTGTGTATGTCAGGGTAGATCTCGTATTCCACTGACAAAGGACCATAAAGCTGGTAGTCCGGCTTATCTTTAGGAGTAGTTATCAAAGCACCTTCGCCAACGACTTGTACATTAAGCCGCTGCATAACGTGTTCTTTTACTATCCTATCGATCTCTTCTGAGCTAACCCTGATTTTGCTTGATAAAGGGTTCATAGTGATGGATCCATTCTTCTTGTCGATTCGTCTGGATGTGTTGATGGAGAAGCATTGCCTCCCTTAGGTTTAACTGAGAATACAAGGCTTATGGCCCCATAATTGTTATACTCAGTCTCTCCAAAACGATGCTTAGTAACAGTTATGTCAGTAACATCAACATTAAACTTAGTTTGTACAATCGATTTGAGAGTCTCAGTTATTTCTTTTTCGCTTAGTCGTATCTCCATATTAGAGGGTTGGGTCGATTCTACGATCCTGGTTGACGGCGTTACTGACAGCGTTGGTCTCCACAACACTCGTCGGTTCAGTGTTAGGGGGAATAACAGCTTCCTGTATATCCACTCTGGTAGAACTGGTCTGAGAGTCTTTATCATTGTAGTCTTGAAAACTGATAGACATCTTTCCAGCTTGCTGTAACCCATATCGTTCTTTGATATATCGACCGAGAATGCTAAGGACTTCATTGTTCGTAAATATGATTTTCATTTTTCTTGTCCTCGGCTTTTAGTCTGTGTCGAGTAAGACGATTGAGTTTTTGTTTATCCTTGCCTGTGAACTTATTGCAGCATGAGCACTTTAAGCCACCGGGTACGATAAAGCTATGTTGTGTTGATTTGAATAAGTCCATAAAGGTTGGTGCGACTAACTGGACTTGAACCAGTAAGGTATTACCCAGAAGTTTTTGAGACTTCCGCGTCTGCCATTCCGCCATAGTCGCGATTGAGATTGGTGCTACTAAGAGGACTTGAACCTCTACGTCTTACGACACAAGTCTCTCAAACTTGCGCGGCTGCCATTACGCCATAGTAGCATTGGTGCGCTCACAGAGAATCGAACTCTGGTCAATCGCTTAAAAGGCGGTTGCTTTACCACTAAGCTATAAGCGCTTTATATGTAGGTTTACGCGAGCACGTGCGAACTCTGTGACAGTTAGCGCATACTATCTCGCATTTTCTTATTTCAGCTTTCAATGTGCCAATTGGGTAACCTAGATTTACTAAATGAGAAATATTACCAAGTTTTTTACCTTTAACATGGTCAAACTCCAAACAAACTAATCTATCTTCTGGGCAGTCATTACACTTCTTTTTGTATAAAAACTTTAGCATGAACCTGCGATTGAAAGCTCTCGTTAATAGCTTTCGTTGTTTTACAGCATTCTTATGCTTTACCTTATTGTTACTGTAGTACTCTTTACTTTTTTCTTTGTTGCACTTTTTACAATAAGGTTGTAATTTTCCTTTACCTTTAGAATTGAACATAGACTCGTCTAAGTCTTCGTCACAGCAATTGCAATGTTTCATGTTATGATTGTAATTGCCTTTTAACTTATAGTCAACTTAAAAGTCATTGGTGGAGCTGCGGGGAATCGAACCCCGATTTCCAGCGTGCAAAGCTGGCGTACTACCGTTATACAGACAACCCCACTTATAAATCTGGATCGAGCCGTCTAGGCTCTTCTTCTTTTTTACCGAACTTACCAACCCCAGATAGGTTAGCCAAGAACTCTAAGATAGCCTGTGCCATCTCAGACTCACTAGGACAATGCATATAGCCTTTGTCTTTGAAAGGATGCGGGTTCTTCTTAGCATACTCCTGCTTAAACTTAACCATGAAGTCTGCCAATTCATCCCGCTTAGATACTATAGCTGTAAAGTCATATGGATGCTCAGGTATATCTGCTACCTTCGTCACTAAACCCAAAGACTTACAACCAGGTGCGATCTTCATCAACCATAGACCCTCGCTTAGTTTCATTCTATCTGCGAGGAACTGACCTTCTAGCTCTTGTGCGATACCATTACCACCCCTTACACGCACACCACTAGCCTTGTCAGTTACAGCTATGTGATACTCGCCACCTTTTCTGTAATAGAGGGTAGGCATTAGTTTGTCTCGGTTATAGGTGTAACACGGTAGATGCTGTTTTCAGTATGTAGCAGGTTACCCTCAATTCTTTTGACATAGGAGGTATGGAACAGCCCTGGAGTCATCACACCGTTTCTATTAGTGCGCATCATGACCAGAGGCTTATCCAGCTCTACATCGTTCTCCAATACACCGATAGCCCAATAATCAATGGGAAGACTGACCGGTCCATTATCTTGACCAGCTACATAGCCTTTTCGATCAGGTGTGGGAGCAGCCGGGTTATGCACCGGGCTTAGCTTCTCGATTTTTATTTGAATACCTTTTTTCATAGTAAGTTGTATTGTGGGGAAAAACGTCACAAAGGTTTACGCGCTCTAGCCAATTGAGCTACCTGCCGATAGTCGGCAGGGAAGGGCTCGAACCTCCAACCTCGATCTCCATAAGATGAACTTTGTAACTTACACCACCACAAAGTGAGCAGATAGGGAAAAGCGGACCAACGTTTGCCCCTTTCGGAGCTGGTTTCATTTGCAGTGAAGATGAACGTCGGGATCCTACACCACTATCTAAATTGAACTGCAGGGAAAGTCGAAACAAGAATTGCGGATTTGAACCGCTAAGCCCGGGTTTTACGCCAGGTTCTTAACCAATAAGATGTATCTCATTTCTACGCCACTGCAAAAGTGTTTGACGGGAAGAGGGGAAATCAGCAACGAAAAGTTTGTCACACGTCCTACCAACTATGTGACGAGGTTTTAACTATATCCTCTCGACTTACGCCGTTTAGCTTTCGCCAAAGATGAACTTCGTTTGCTTCGCCACTCAAAATTGAAAGACAGGGAAAATTGAACTAACATTGTTTCTGTGCTACCATTACACTACCCCGGCATAAAGCCAGGGCTAGGATTCGAACCTAGACTAGTCTTTTGAACGAAGATGAACGTCAATTCTACACCACTGTCAAAAATTCTAGTTCGTGTGGTACCGGATAATCGAACAATCCCCGGCTGTTTTAAGTACAGTAACTTGCTAGGTAACCCTAGCGTGCTTTCGCACTCCAGTTATATTAGCTCAAAACCAAAACTACTGTGGACTGTACTGGCTGATTGCTCTTTAGTGCATATAGCCTAGCTCTGAGAGAACACTGGGACTCAGTTGATTAGCGACTGACCGGACCTAGGACCGGTGCTGCTACCTTAAGGTAGCTACCCTGTTTAACAGCTGTCTAACCTCCCTAAATTATTTGACCGGCACTAACTTGTAAGATACGCCATCCATCACTATGATAGCCTCATTGTAAGAGGATTTACCGGCTGTTACACTATGGTTGATGGTGCCTGTATTTGTGTCACCCGTACCAAAGTAGTAGATATAGTGGTAGTGTGTGTCTTGCACATTGTTGATCTTGATGCAATACAATGTCCGACCATCTGGCATAGTGCACATGACTGTAGGACATTGTGCACTAGCTTGATTTTGAGCGTTGATCTCTACCGGATCTCGCACACAGCCTGCAAGAATTAGTAGAGCAACGACGCTGAACAGTAATAAGTAATTTTTCATTTTGTTAAGTTGGCAGGAGCAGCAGGAATCGAACCTGCACCAATTCTTTTGGAGAGAATCAGGCTACCATTACACCATACTCCTATTTGATTATTGAGCTTTCTTGGAAGGCTTGAAAACACATTCAGGGCAAGCTTTGATAGCCTCGCCAATCTGTTTGAACGTAGCCTTACCATCGTCGTTATACTCGGCTAAGGTGAAATTCTCCTCACCCTTGTAACCGGCAGCTGTAATGGCTTTGAAAAATTTCTCTGAATAGGCCAGTTCACCAGATTCGCCACGCATACGCATATCAGCGATCGCAGCTTTGGATAGCGAGCCTTCACCACCTTCGTATAGGAAGGTACCTTCATAACCTTTTCCAGGCTTAACTTTGCGGATGTGATGTTGAATCAATCCTAAGCAGCAGAAGCTTTTGCCTTGGTTAGAGAGTTTACCTGTAGTCTGGCTATATTCACCAGAGGTTAGCATAGTAGTCCAGAGTTTTTGTTTAGCAGTTAGTGTCATAAATTTAGATTAGTTTAAGGTTCGAAACCCTTAGCCCAGACAAAGAACACTTCATTAGAGAGCTTGTAAGCTAATACAGCTTTCTGTCTATAATGTTCTAAGGTTAAGCTAATGATCTGTTGTATTTGTTTAGCTGTGCACATGATACGAACAGGAATAACCTTCTCAGGCCTTGATACGTCCATTTACCTTTACCAGGTGAAAGGATAGTCAAGCCGCCTGTAATTTTCTGAACTCGCTTATCCCACTCTTTGTGGTGCTTAGTTCTTATCGGCGTTGTTTTGGGATAGCCGTATTGTGTCGGAACCAGTATCTCGTACAGGTTCTTCTGTTCTTGGTCGTTCATTTATTTTTTGTGAAGCATCTCGACACCAGAAGGCACAGTCTATACAACCGTTGCCGCAGCAGTGTCCTATAGCTTGTCCACGCTCGCCTATCGGGTAGCCTGCATGTTGTGTTATTGTAGACATAAATTGGTAGCCTTACAGGGAATCGAACCCTGGTCTACTAATTGAGAATCAGTCGTCCTAGCCGCTAGACGATAAGGCCAATCTTTGATCTCGGTATGTTTTAAGTATGTGACCGAGCTTGTTTTCACCGATTCCTCCCAAGTCCTGACCCCAGTAAGTGTCATTCCAGTGGTTCTTTTCGATGAGAAGTTTTCCTTTAGTTGCCATGAGATCTTGGAATAAACCAAAGTTCATGTCAAATTTGTGGCGAACGATGTCGCGCATGATAAAGAACCTAACCTTGCCCCAGTCCGACCTCATCTCTAGCTTAGAACCCAATTTCTTGGCTTGGCTAGGAGTGGCGGAGGCAAAGATGAAGCGCTTATCACGATCAAGTGTTTTAGCCGCTTGATAGGCATTTTCTGAAGAAGGATATAACATTCCTTCAAAGTATACCTGACATGGCTCAAAGTTGCTTAGGAATCGGTAAGGACCAAAGAAGCCAGCAATAGTGTTCTCGTCATGAACAGCGTATTCTTGCCATCTACCAGCTACCAGCTACATAAGGTTTACCATCTAGAAGCACTTCATTGTAAAGTTCTTCGCTCATCTTAATTCTTTCAAGAAATTCAGTGTGTCTTCTTTAGAAAACTTATTTTTACCGTAGTTGACAAATAGGCAAACAAACTCGACATTACCTTGAACATAACCCTTAGAAGAGTCTATTCTATCTAACGACGCCGAGTTTGGTTTACATTCGCCTCGTTTAGATAAGTGCATTGGGATACCTAGATAAGAACAGTTGCCTTTTTGGTTATCCCACAAATTTTTTAGATAGCTTAGTGTAATATCAATCTGTAGTTTCTTAACACGTGAACTCTTTTTAGAGTTAGCTAGTATCTCTCTAAATGCAGAGAGTCCATCTAATCTGTTATGCTTGCTTGCGCAAGATTGATTACAATAAAAGTCATACTTAGAGCTATGTAACCTAAGCTGTCTATCATACTCGTTCTTTTCTTTTTCAAACGACTTACCACAACCTGCACAAATTAAAGTAATTTTCATACCTTAATATTAGCAGTTATGTGGAGACTATACAACTATTTTCTGAATAGTCTCCACAAATCTTAGCCTACCCAAACGTAACCTTGTTCAGGAACTTCACCTATTCTTTCTTGAGGTGAGATATCCTTGTCGTAGATCACATGAACGTCTTTAGACTTAAGATAGTCTTCTAGAGTGATTAGTTTTTTGTTCTCGTCGTACTTAGTATCAGGAACTTCGACATATTCACCAGCTACGTAATCGCAACCTCTGTGAAAGGCTGTCATTTGTGCCAAGCTTTCGCCTTCACTAATTGAATAGTCGTTACCGCAGCAAGTACAGGTTATCCTGTCTGGATTGTGTCCGAATCTGTTGTAGAAAATTATCTTAGCTTCCTTTTCAGGCGCATTGATGTAGATGTGTTCCCATTTTTCTTTGGAACCACCACCACTATGCATATCCCAGAATTGTGTCCATTTTGTCATTGTAAAATTGGTGTCCCTATGGAGAATCGAACTCCAGCCTACGCATGGAAAGTGCGTCGTTCTACCACTAAACATATAGGGACAATTACCCGCAAACTTAGCCTCAGTTCACGGGATTAGTAGTTTACGTAGTATCCTTTGCAGAACGCCACATAGGTCTTCACCTAGAAGTTGGAGCGATAGATGGGACTTGAACCCACAACATTCACGTTGGCAACGTGATGCTCTACCATTGAGCTACTACCGCGTTAAATTAGTTATGTACCCACTTTATCAAACAACTCAGACCACAGAAGTGATGAGGTTGGTTAATCTCTGGGTGGATCATCATGTCTGTTACAGGCCCTTCATTACAAGGGATTGCCTCGCACTTTAAGACTAACCTGTAGTCGACTGAATTACTTGTTTTTGTAATGCTTCTGCCACAGCCATCACAAGTTATCTTGGAGTCTTGCATTAGACGTCGATTATTGGTTTAAGATCAGGAGGCAAGAACTCCGCTAAAGGAGCACTGCACTTCGAACAAATTGGAATTCGGATAGGTACTACATCGCCAGACCCGCCGCTAAGAATCATACTGACTCTGCGGAACATGATGCCTTCGATGAATACTTCGTTACCACAAGGACATTTGATTGGCGTGGTATCGCTCAGCTTAAGCTGCACTTGGACTCGGCTAACTTGGTGAGAGTTGGTAGAAAACGGATTTTCACTCATAAAAAATAAGGCTGGTTGTTCTGTTCGCAAACCAGCAAGCGCTTGACCTAAAGTTGGTGACCAGGACTATCAATCCTGACCGGCCCTGCAGATTTTGTTTTGGTTTCTCTCCGCTACGCCTCTACTGCATGAATCACATGCTTAAAATACAAAAACCCCTAGGATTTTATTCCTAGGGGTGTAAACTCTTCTACACTACACCCCTAGAACATAAATTCCGCACTTGTAAGTGCTGGAATCTGGGCATAATTATCCCAGCCGGTTCTTTTTACCGGTTGCGTTCCGCGTGATGTATGTAACAAAGTCATTGAACTTATCTTAACTTTACAAGAAGTGCTGAGAACTGTCAACACTTAATCGTCACTTTCTGTATATTCATTTTTAAGAATACTTTTACGTTCAGTAGTCCAGCGTTTGCCAGTTCGTACACGTTCAAAGTAATCTTCAAAAGTAATAACAGTAGCTTCAATTATTGTAAAGTTGTAAGTTTGATTTTTTGGTGGAAACAATGGATTCTTTCCAGGTAAGGGTATTAGGTTAAGATAGTCACTATAACGTAACCTAAGTCCTCTAAAGTTAAATTCCCGGTCACCATAGAAAAGGTCAGTGTACTTACCATTGACTTCTTGGTCAGTCAAAACTTTAGGAATGTCTTTAGTAGCTGCCTCTACTTTTGAAAATATTTCGTAGACCGCTGCGTGAGGATCTTGATGCTCAAAAAACGTGTACTCCTCACTATACCAGCGGCCTATGTCTAGCAATACAAGTCTCATTTTGGTTTTTGAAGAGAGTTTGATTAAAGGTTTGCGGCTAAGTTTATAGCTTCTTTCAGGTTTTCAATTAGGGAGATATGTACATCAAGTTGCCTAGCTTGCGCCAACATTCTTTGAAGATGTTCAATCAGTTTTATCTGATGGTCTGCTAGTACGTGAGTGTAACTGATTAGGTCTAGTGCTTCTTCCCTGACATTAAGTACGGTAGGCTTAGCAAAGAAATTTCCGCCATGCTCCTTCTGTCCCTTAGCATATTTGATTTCAATCTCGCGTCCTACTGTCTTAGCTATATTACTGGCTTGCAATACCGGGTCAAATTCTTCGCTCATGTTTAACTTCGTTGTGGTTGACGGCGAACTGTTGTCCACATACCAGGCATTCAACATGGTATGTGGACAACAGTTCGCCGTCTATATTAGGCTGATGCTGGTGATGTATTCTGAACTCTGACTTGTTCGAGCACTTCGTTGGTGCCACGCGTGAACACTTCACCTTGTTTATTAAATCCTGGCTGTTCAAAGACATAACTCCAATACCTCGTATCATTTTGGCTTTGTACCTTGTCCCAATAGACATTTCGTGCCATGAAGGCGGGAATGTTTTTTAGCTTACACTGGACTACCCAATGTTGCTCTAATGTTTTATATCTGCTGGGAGAAGGAACAGGGCTTGATTTCTGTCCATATAGTTGCAGCATGTGAGTGTCTAGACAAGTCACTTCACATTCGTTAGGATAGCATAATTCGATCGCGAATGCCGTCTTAGCATAGCCAAGACCGTGCACCTGATTCATTGTTCTATGCCTGAACATGTCCCAAGTTTCTGTAGGTTTCTTGCGCCAAAAGCTTGGATTGGCGTAGAATGTTTGTGTGAACTCCCACATACCTTTGCTTCTCATAGTGGTCAAGCCTACGCCTGATGCTGTTATGATGTCAGTGAGTTCAGCCTTAGTTTTGAATGTCTGTCTCGTTACATTAAGATAGCCTTTTACATTAGCCTTCCATCCGCAGTGTACGGAGAGGAAAGCGAACAGCCACCTTTTGTAGTGCTCGTCATCTGTTTGAGGAGCGATTGACTGCCAGTAAGCTTGATAGTCTGCTATCTGCTTAGTGTCGAGTCCGGAGATGTAGTCAGCGATGGTTTTGTTTTTGAATCCAGTTTCTGGCTGCACTACAATACTTTTGTCGTTGAGTTTAGCGTAGTATTGAGCGTTAGTTAGAATAGCCATAGGAATAAAAAAACCGCCTGGTTTGGGCGGTTGAGAATAGATTAGTTTAGTTTCATAGTGTCTTTTTAGGTTTTGGGGGTTTTACTGTTTCTAGGGTGCTACGATTCTTTGCCCAATATGCAATGAGCAGTGAATCAGCATCCTTCTTCAGCTTAAGGTTTGGGAACAATTTCTTGCCCAATTCTAGAGAAGCTTTCTTCAATTCTGAGCTTCCCTCTATGTTAGGTAGAAGGATGCGTTGCCACTGCTTGGAATCAACATACTCTACATTAAGACCGAACTTCTCAATCACGATTAGTTCTGCCTCTAAGCAGCGTACAGCGGAGATGCTGGCCCTAAACCTGGTTGGGTTTATCATAGGCCTCTCCATTAACACTAGAGTCTTGGTGGGATCTAGGTTCCACTTCAAGATCTGTTGTTCCATTTTAGGGGCGTCTAACCTAGTGATGTGATGCTCTTCCTTAGTGTAGGAGAGCTCATATCTAATAGGAAGGGGCACATACTCTACCAGGCTTGTACCTAATAGAGCTACTCCGTTCGCGGAGGTGCCATTGTCAAATGCTAGAAAAAACTCAGGACGTAATACATCAGCCATAGGTGGTAATGTACTCCATCCTGAGAAAAAGTCAATAGGCTGATTTAGCCTTGAGGATCTTCCTTCTTTTCTACTACGAAAGTAGACTCGGAAGGTGCATCTTTGACTTCTGTTTTGGTGATAGCTTGCAGAGGATTAAAGATCTGGTTCATCTGGTCCTTGAAAGGCAGATGGTCAATTCTTCGAAATCCTTCTAAGCTTTGTGTGACAACTTTAGGAACAGCGCCGGCTTTCTGTTCTTGTGTCTGAATCTTCTTAGCAATCTTAGTCTTAGAGACCTTAGGCTTCGTTACCTTAGCTTTGGTAGGTTTCTTAGTGACTTTAACTGCTTTCTTGACAGCTTTATTTACAGGTTTGCTCATAGTTCCTTAGGTTCCTTATCAGTGTCTCTCTTCTTCTTGCGCTTAGCTAATCTTTCGGATTCACTAGCTTTCAAGTCTTCTTCAGATGGCATGGCTGGAACTTCAAGGACAGTACGAATAGCATCCTTAGCTGCTTCAGACCTAGCAATGATTGCGCCCAATTCCTGGTCACGATATTGCTCTTCAGTGCTTAGTGGAATTTCTTCTCCCTCCAAACCCTTATAAGTCATTCCATCGATCTTCCAACGATAATAGGCACCACTCTTGTTGATAAGCTCAGGGTAGTGTTCCCCGATCAACCTAACTAACGGTGAATACCAATCGATACCACCATTGATGTATAGGTCAAAGTTTACCTTTTGAGTAGAACCTTCACGACCAAGCTTGTTACGAGTACAAGTGATGTCATGCTTAGAGCCAATCTTGCGTTCAGCTCCGTGTTCGTTAGTCTTCTTCATGTCACCAGTTCGTTCCATCTTGATCTGGTAAGTGCTGCTAAACCTAGGAGCTTCACCACCCATCATGGATTCTGCTTCGCCACCGAACGGTACGAAACCACCAATCTTAGTCTTGAGCTGGTTTAGAGCTAGGAATACACAACGTTCATTAGCTAGTGGATGCTCCATCTCGCGGTAGAAGCGGGCTAATAGACGTGCGTGAGTGCCGGGCATGGTGTTCGTCATGTTGTTTGACGAATCCTGCTCATAATCTGTTGTGCTGCCTGCAATACTGTCTAGGCAGATGAGAATAGGCATTTGACCATCAGGGTCAATCTTGCCTAAGTTGCGGATAAATAACTCCGCGATGTTCAAAGCTTCTTCCAAAGTCTGCGGGTGAATCAACTCCACCTCGTCCAACTTCACACCTTGTTTCTTGGCGTATTCCAGATCGATAGCGTTTTCAGTTTCTAGCCATATGACCTTGCCTCCGTTCTTTTGGAATGTTTTGGCGATGTCATAGAATAGGGAGGTCTTTGATGAACTCTTCTTGCCATACACTAGATAGAACCTGCCGTAAGATAAGTATCTACGGTCAAGCACATGCTCTAATAACGGGTTGTCGAGTAGTAAGCCTGTTGGTGGCTTCTCTTCACTAGCTTTAATAAACTTCGTATCGCTAGTCTTGTACTTCTTCTCGTACGCTTTCTTAACGGTATCGGTTAACTGGTTGAATAAGTCATTCTGTGTTGGCATAACGTAAAATAGGAAGAACCCAGGTTAATCCCAGGCTCTTCCTTCACTACTGAATGTCAGCTTACTTAGTCTTGGACTTCATGTAAGCCATTGCCACCTTTAATGCATCGCTGTCTGCAGCGAATGCGGGTAGTGCTTCTGAAGCCGTTTCAGCCTTAGCGTTTGCCTTTGGAATGCTCATAGTGGGAGCAATTGTCGCCTTGGGTATTGATGGAGCCTTAGGAAGAGATAGCATCGGGTTTACTTCCGATTCTACTTCCGTAGAGTCTACCTTCTCTGCAACTTCGTGAATCGGAGCTGCAAATGTTTTAGAAGCTGGAACTGCCATACTAACGGTGGTTGTACCGTCATTGTAGCCTTCCATACCTTTCCTAAATATATCGGTGGGCACGATGCTCTTTAGCTTCTCGATCAACTGTTCCTTAGGAGGATAGTTGATTACTTCATCGAGGTTATAGAGATAATCTGTGTCTGCCAATTCCGTAGGTAGTCTTGTAGTCCTACCAGGATTGATTTGGATCTTCCAAGGCTGACCGCTAGCCTTAAGATCAAGTTTGATGTTAACTACGATAGCTTTCTCGTAGTCCGTCAACTCAGGATTCGGGGAATTGTCTTCCTGTTTACCGCGAGTAAACTCGTCGATAACGCTAGCTCCACCTGATTGTGGTAAGTCAAGAACGTGAACTCCTGAGCCGAACTCATTATGAATTGCGGCATTGTAAAGAACTCTCCATGCAGTCCTACCCCATGCAGGGTAGACCCAGCGAGTTTTACCCGCTTCGTCCTTCACTTGTTCACTTTTAGCCATGTTCGGCGCAAACGTCTGCACTTTATTTGCGAAATATTCTATCGGGCAATTAGGTTGTACTGCGAATTTCTCCTTGTACAATCCCATGCCGAAGTTATCTCGTATTTTTAAGGGACGATACCAGACACCTGCACCTGCACTGTCTGTTTTATAGCCACCTAAAATGTAGAGGTATACGCCGTTTTCTTTGTTCTTGAAGTCTACTAAACGAGTTCCTGACTTGATGTAAGTTGAGGATCTCTGGGTGAGGTCGCCGCCTTCGAATGTTCTAGATGCTCTGATTATAGGCATATGTATGTGTGTTTATTAATAAGTCTTAGTGTTCATATAGTTTGTAATTTTGTTTTGGGGACTAGAGTAAACTCGTACTCTAGTCCCGATTGTAATTTTCGTATCCCTATATTACAACATTAGCACGACCGGGTCAAGCTGTAAATCGTCGCGCAAATAGTTGAGAAATGTCTGGGTCATCATGCCGGCTACGATCTGCGGAGTTACGTGTGAAGTCTTATTCTTCTTATCGTACTCTAACAGACAGCCGGTGCGTTCTTTGCTGTTGGTGATAGCTTTTTCCAATACCGACTTTTCGAGTCGTGAGTGGTAAAGTCCTACTTGACGAGATGAACAACGCCCGTCAATCCAGAACAATTCAGGGTGGGTATAACCGTACTCGTAGAGGTCTTTGCGAAAAGACATACTGTCAACGGCACTGAATATTACGTCAAAGTTTCCAAAATCCTTTTTAGTCAAGAAGCGTTTGTGAGCTTTGACCATATCAAGACAACGTTCGGCGACGATCTCGGACTTATACTTGCCGATATCTTCGTCGTAGAAGTTTTGATGGAGGAGGTTGGAAGCATCCACAATATCATCATCGAAGATGTCTATCGTGGATCCACCGAAATCAAACTGATTTCGTTTCGCACCGTAATCAAACAGGTTGGCTGCTAAGAAGGCTCCGATACCTCCCGCGCCTGCTATGGCTATGCGATCAATTTTAGCTTTAGTTTTAGTACTCATTTAGTTATAGATTTTCAGATTCGATCCACGCAGAGCTCATGTAAGTTCTTCCTTGATCCGGTGCAAAACCATGGAACTTAAGGACACTACTGTAGAGCCACTTGCTATGATTATCTTCCTTTACGTGGTTAGGATTATAATCGAACCTATTCAATTCCTTGCTTGGTGCATAAATGAAATTGATAGGGAAACTGGTAAACAACATGTTGACGTCAATACTACTTGGCATCGCCCTCATACCTAACGGGTGTGTATGATAGCTAGCAAAGATCGACCATCCATCGTCGATAGTTCGCAAGAACACATTGTTGTTGAACTCGTCGTCGTCGGCTACATATAGTCCGACCGCTTGAGTTGTACCGGTTATTTTGTTTTTAACCGGTACAAACTCATAATTCTCTTTGCCTGCTTCCTTCAAAATAAAACCACCCTGCTCTTCAGCCAAGGCATGGTTATAGTGTGATATTGCTGACAAAAGGCACTGGTCTAGAAATGTTCTGGATGTCTTTAGTGAATTCATCGATACGAGAGATAATTTCTTTTTTCAAATCATCGGAAAACTTTGTTTCCCAATGGTCTGCATGCTTCATAATGACTTTGAAACACTGACAGACAATTTTCGTTTCATACAGTCTACGTTTTTTCCTGATAGAATCAGGTTCTTTTTCCGTCGGCGTGAGTTCCAGCGGGTTTACTGTAGGGGCTACTCCCCAAAACACTTCACCTGGCCAATCGATAGGTTTTAACATATCGATTGCCATACTTACCGCCTCGGGTTGGTCTTCCCAATCCTCAGCGATAAGCTGGGCGAGCTGATAACACGTCGCGAAAACTAGATCTTCGCGGTCCATGGTTTGATTACTCGATTAGAGCAACCTGCACTTGCACTGGCAATGTCTTATCGACAACCAAGTTGTCTTCTGCGCTAAGGACGACATGGCGTTCATTGTGGAACTCAGGGTCGATAACGGTAGAAGTCTTGACAGTCGGACGAAGGCCGTACTCAGCAGTTGCTTCTGTGATGCTTCTGGAAACTTCCAACATCTCATCCTTTGTAAGACCAGTCAAATCAACAGTCAAATGCTGACTGTCTTGAATGTAGTCTAACAACGGATGTCCCTCACCCAAGAGCTTAGCGAGAGTCTGTGCATGCTGGCTATCTTTGATGACGTATGAATTTACGAAGTTGACTTGAAGTCCTCCTACGTCAAAGGAGTGCACTACTTCGTTCTGGTCTTCTGCAGTTGCATTGAAGCCGAAATAGGCTGGCTTTAGCAAGTCCTTGAGATCGACTTTGAGCTCGCCTTCAAGCTTCTCAGCTTTACGACGAACTTCGATCAACTGTTCAAGTTTAGCTGTGAGCTTTCCAGCCTGTCTTTGCTGAGCTGCTGAGAGCTCTAGGTCCAAAGACTCATTTGGATAATTACTGATTGCTGACATAAGTTAGCGTTTAAGTGTGTGGATTTGTTTAGCCATCATCTCATCGTTAGCGAGCGCGAATAAACGAGCGACTAAAGCATCTCTGCCTACGCCCATCTCGCCTCTATTAACAATACAGACATAGCTTCCGTTCTTGTCGTCGTGATGTTCCCAAACTTTGTTAACACCTTCGGTTTCAACGAAGTAGCTACGCATTTTGCCCTTCACGACGTAACCTTGCTTACCGTCACGAGTGCTAGCTTTAGCACCGGTCAAGTCGCAGGCTTCTTTGAGCAGTTCTTCGGAGCGTTTCTCCGCTTCACTTAGCTCATAGTTGATTACACCAACAATATTCTTTTTGTCTTCTTCAGTAATACCATCAGCATAGGTGGTCAACATCTCTGCGAGTTTAGTACCGCAGGTGTTACCACTTGAATTGTTATTCTTCGGAACAAAGAAACCTTCCTTTGTCTGAGTGTAGTCGCCCTGATAACCCATGTAGGCTTGGCGATTGACTTGGTCTACCTTCTTCACGAACTCAGCGAACTTGCCGATCTTATACTCGTGTGTAGCCAATACTTTCGTCTTATCCTTAGGATCATAGATGTTTACGACTAAGTAGAAACCTTTAGCGTTCTTAGCATCTTTGTGGACGAACCTTAGTTTAGGATGCTTGAGTGTTGCAGGCTTACCATAGCTGTTCCTGTCAGTCTCAAAGAAGACTGTCTTAACAGGTAGACCATTAGCCCATACATCACGGATCTTTAGTGAGTGACGAGAGACGTTACTGATGAACTTGTCAAAGTTCTCAATGTTGCTGCCTACCGGGTCACCTTCGACCTGTTGATAGCAGCTAGCACGTCTTAGGACTGGACTAAGCTCATCGACGTTAATCAAGTGACCGTTGATGCTGCGCCTAGTATTTTCAGTAGAACAAGAGATCTTTAACGGAATGTCATTGATCTTGAATGAGAAGTTCTTAGCTTCGGCAAATCCAGTCTCATCTGCGTTAAGCGTCAGACCCTTGAATTGGTCGTTCACCCAGTCAGTATAGATATTGATTAGTGTAAAGATGTCCCACTCAGCTTCATTAGGATTCAGCTTAGAGAAGACGACTTCAGCCAAGTTCTTGGCTTCAATACTAACATGACCAGCAGTGTAGTCAGCGCGGGTAGAAGTGATACGGATACCATTCAAATCAATGAACGGGCTCTCAGCTCTCTTCAATTTACCAATCATGACGTTAGAAGTGTTCTTGCTAAAGTCTTCCTGGATCCTTGTTTTAAGCTGGATATACTGATCGCGTAGTTTAGCCGGCATAGCTTTTTCCATCTTAAGCAGCTGCAACCTACAGTCTTTGCTAGGGATGAATGCCTTATGCTGGATGATCTCGTCGATTGCTGGAGGATAGACTGATGCAGCCGCTATGACATAGTTCATGTCTAGAGTCACTGCATCCGTGATAAACATACGATGACCGTCTTCTATTGAGTCGCCAGTCGAGACGTAGCAAATCACATGGCCTTGGTCGACATAGTTGTAAAAGGGAGTTTGTTCATCTGCGCAGAAGACTAGTTGTCCGCCGCTGTAGACACCACCGTGAATACATGACCTAATCGTATGACCATTGCCGTCTGATTTTTCAGGAACAGCCTTTTCGAGTAGATAGAGGTTTACGCGGTTGTTGTTGTCAAACACGCTAGCAGCGTAGAATTTGACACCTGGAACATTTTTACGGTACAGGTCACCGTTAACTTTGGTGCAGTTAGCATCCTTAGTCATAGCATCCAGGCCTTTGAAACCTTGGATTGCATCAAGCTGGATTGTGTTGGGAGCTGCCGTCCAAATATCAGCCAACGCACGTAGCGAAGTGACATTCTTGAACGTAGCGTAAAAGCCGATTTGATAGTATGCGCTTTGTGACCCTTCACCGGCTACATACTTTTCAGTTTTGTTGATTTCAAATTCGAGATTGGCTTTCTTCAGCTTGTTAAAATAGTTCAGGTAATAGTTAAGATTTTCGAGAGTAATTGCGTGCATGTTGAGATGTGGGTGTTGTATACTAGCGCTATTAGCAATAAGAAGAGTCTTTTAATTTTGTGACTCCTCTTGTTGTTGATAGGTGCTTAGTGCGTGCCACCTGCGAGAGCACCAGTGATGAAAATCACGGGTTCCTCGTATTCCTTAAGGATAGAGTGGAAACGAATAGTGTCCTTAAGTAAGCCTTCAGCGTCATTAATGTCGCGTGCTTGTAGCTCAAAGGGCCTGACGCCGTTTTGGCTACGAACATTGATGTTTTTACCATTAGTGAAGTGGTAAGTAAAGGCAGTCTTGATAGCGTCGTCGATCTGTTGTTCCAGAGTTGAGTGTCCGGTTTGATCTAGGATCTTAATCTTGACGATGATGTTTGCGGTAGTCTTGTTCATAATAATTGTATGTTAGTGTTAGTGTCGATATAGTTTAGAACTATTTCCTATTTGCTGATAATTGTATCAGACACATGCAGATAGGTCACGAATTATTTTAGACCAGACTTTTTAATTTTAGTGGTACTTTTTGATGGATCTTAATGAATCTTGAACTTAATGTTCCTCAGACGGATGTCGTCTGTATAAGTGAAGCAAAGCTTGCAGGATGCGCAAGCACCTTTAGTGTCGGTGTTGGCCACCTTACCGTAAGTCTCAGGGCATCCTACGAATTTCTCAGTAGTATCCTCAGGCTTAGGTTCTCCTAAATGTGCCATTCCTATATTCTTGTAGGTTGGCTTCAAAGAATCATAAATTTTAACCGCAGTCTTCATGTTGACCGGGTCTATACTTAGATAGACAGCCAGGTTAGGAGCTTGGACAAGTATATGTGCAAACTCATGGCTTCTAGTGTACGTCCAGAATTTGACTTCCGGAAACTTGCTGCAACTTGCGACTATAGCTCTGGCAAACTGTTCGGAGAATACGTCTCCACTGTAAAACAGTCTGAAATACCAGTGCTCCTTCGTATTACTGTTGACGAAATTTTGGAAGGTGTTAGACAACACCGTCACTTGCTCATCATAGGACTTGCCTACGACAGCTTGTGTGTTATTGTCTAAAACCTTCCCAACCGCCTTGTAAATTTGTACTATCTTAGCCATATAACAGGTTTCCCTTTTTCTACCTGTTCGTACGTCTAAGCAACCACCAGCACCAGAAGTGGCACCAGGGCATGTTCCGCCATCCTTAGGCAAACCGTAATTAAGTCCAAACGTATTCCTATGATTGGACCTAAATTTTACTTTGCCGTTGTCTGTAAGGGTCAGACTAGGGGTAAGCATAATATTTGTTGAGCATGGTAGGATTCGATACCTACATGAGGTGCTTTACACAGCCAGTTTTTCCGATTAGTGTCCTGCGTCTTTATCAGGGCCGTATCTCCGCAGAACCGACTGTCACTCCCGTTAGGTCTTGTGTGGTACTCCACTCAGCTAACCCATCGCCTTGCACTCTCTCAGTCTACCTAGGATTGCTCCTAGCGTCATATACCTGCGTCTACTTTCGAGGAACAACAAAGTCCTCGCTTCCGCCACATGCTCAAATTACTTATTTAGCTAACGCCTTAGCAGAATCTAACAAGTAGAATCCGCGCTCAGGGTTAGTCAATGCCTTAATGTTCTTGGATGGAACCGCTAACCAAGAAGTTACATCAGGGTCTGCCAAACCTGAACCCTTTACGATCTCAGCTTTAGTGACCTTTTTATCCTTGTTCTTAACAAAGAATGTAACCAATGTCCTGGTCTTTTCAGTCAATCTATCAAAGTTTGCTAAGACAGCCTTGGTCAAAACTTCGTCTGATACTGCACTTGATACAGCCGGCGCAGGCAGTTGGGCAGGACTGGTATCAGAAGTTGCCGCCTTTTCAACCTTAGTGAACGCAGGTTTCCAGTCCACAGCTTTTATGCGTGGTGGATCGTTTTCGTCTAACTCATCCTTCATACCTGGCACTTCTGTGTCTGGTTGTTGAGGTTTGTCGACAGAAGAAAGTTTCTTTGCTACTTTAGTATTGATCGTTTGTAGTTCAGCGATCTTTACATTAGCCGGGTTTGCAATGTTATATGCACAGGCTTTTAGGTCGTTCACGTCGTCAGAGACAACACTGTGAGCGATGATGATATTTGGGTCGAGCTTGAGAGCTTCTGCAAACTTGATAATTTGCTGCCCTACGTCTCGATATGCTGTCTTAACAGCAGTTTTTTCAGTGGAATCCACAGGAGCCACGAAACAAACACTAACCTTAATTTTAGATGCCATATTTATAGTAAATCAGGATTGAATAGGTATACACCACGGCTGACACAAGTAATAGCTTTGCATTGCTTGCCAGTACCTCCTAACCACACAGACAAAGTGCCAGCCGGTGAACCGACAGCATTAGCGATGTCTTGTATTTTTAGTTGTATACCAGAGTTTTGAACAAAATAAGTAACAGTTTTCTTAGTAGACTCAGTCCTAACATTGAAGCATTTCATTGCCTTTTCGATCATGTCTTGTTCAACATTCATCTTAGGCATTGGAGCTGAGCTAGTCTTAAAGATAGGGATGCTTGTTGGAATAGCTTGTGAGGCTTCTCCAGGTGGTAGCATAACAGTATCTTGTCTAATGTAGTCGTAGATTGCATCTTTATTTTGTTGAATCCTTTCGGCCGCCGCTAATATTTGTTTGGACAAACTATCAACAGCGAGTTTTTGACTATCTATGTTTTTATCAGAAGCAGTATCTTTGAATGATACGTAAATGATTGAATCAGCCATGTTATAGAGGCTGGTAGGGGTTAGCCTACCAGCCTTGGTGATTAAGCCCTCAAAGTGCCGAGAGCATCAAGCTGGTCTTGAAACGCATCAGCGACAGCCAAGGTCTTTGCAAACTTAGGCTGTTGAAGGACGGTTAGCAAGGTAGCTTCAAACTGCTTGCTAACGAAGTAGCGTGAAGCAGCCAACGTACCTTTCTTGCTAAGGATAGTGAAGTCAGTCGCCAACCTAGCAACGACAGCGCTTGAAGCAGATACTGCACTTGCAATCTGTGATGCACCAACAGTAGAGCTGAAACTGCGCTCCGTGCCGTAGTGAGCATAGAGAGCGATTGCAGTCTGGATGTTTCGAGTCGTAGGCAAGTTCTGGCTTGCGTTCAACGTAGTGCTGCTCTGAACAGTAGTGCGCAAAGTCTCGACAAAGCTAGCATTACCGATTAGGGCAGTTGCAATAGCATGTGCGAGTTGTGTGCGGTTCTTAGTCTCAGTCTGCAAGACCTTAGTCGTAGCAGCTTTCTTAGGAGTCCTAACTGCCGCAGCAGCTGATGTGACGCCGGTGACGGCCTGGTTGATGATCCTGCTCAACTGAGCGAAGGTATCATTGAAGTCTCCTTCAGCAGAAGCGAGAGTGCTGACAGGAGTGCGAGAACTACCCAAACCTACTTTGCGGGAAGCGCGCACGACGGCAGGTGATGCAGTCGGAGGCTGTAGCACAGTCACGCCAGCAGTTAGCGTAATCTTCTGCAAGCTGTTGATAAGGTCGGTTGAAGCACCTTTCAAAACAACCACGTCAGGGTCGAGTTGAGAGCTGTTAACACGTTGATTTTTGATGTCGATTATTAGCATAATTGTTGATTATTCTTTTTTCCATTCCCAGCACTTCTTTTGGAAGTCCCAGGCTGTCTCACCATGGAATATTTCTTCTTTCGCTTTCCACCTAGAGGACACAGACATTTCCATGCCTAAGTTATCTCCGGTAGCGATCTTACATTCCTTGGTAAAGAAGTTCCTACATACTTCAGGGAAAAAGTTACCCTGTAGCATGTCTTTGTGTATAATAAAGTATGAAGCATCGTGGACGCTGTTGACTGGGTAAACCCACTTCATCCAGACGCCCTCTTTGACTAAGTACTTCTTCATGCTTACACAAATATCCCACATGAAAAGGGCTAGCTCACTAGCAGGAGGAAAAGCCAAGCTTTCGTTCTTCCAGCCAGCAACTATTCGTCTATCTGAGCTATCTTCAAAGTGATAGCGCATACCGCGAGCGTTCTCGATATAGCGGTGTTCATCCACCTGTTGTTTACATTTTTCCCTGTAATCCATGTAGTCCCCGTATTTTCTCCAAGTCTCCAAAGCATACTCAATACGATTGATAGGCAAGTAAATGCCTGACTCTGCGTAAATCTCAGCTTGAATAGGCATTGCTGCCGCCAATAATTCAGAAGTATATGCTACCCTGAATGTAATGGCTTTTGCTGAAACGTACTTAGAATAATCGTTCTTGCCTACTGTAGGATCTTGGAAATACTCCCTTGCTTTAGTTACATGGAAGCCACCACTCAAGATGTCGTGGATGTACTGCTTGTCTTTGCTAAGGAACGCGAGAATACCTAAGTCTGCACTAGCTACGTCACATTCGACCCAGTACCAGTCAGGAGAGCCTGAATGGAAGATGTGCCTTATGTTACCTGGTATTAGATGAGCATGTTTCTTTTGATCTTCTTTGTTCATCGCAGAATGACCAGGAACGAAGATGTTAGGTAAATGACTCAAGACTTTGGAGGCCGGGTTCTGAACGTTAGGCCTACTGCTAGACCTAAAGTTATCCAGACATTCATAGAAGTCTGGGTGAATCCTACCATCTTTGCAGATAGCGGACCAATAAGAACTCTTCTTACCTTCCTCGTCATCCTCATCACCTTCTTCTACGTCAGTATCAAATCCAGTTCCAGTCTTGCATAGGAACTTGGTCGCAAACACACCTACCCTCGCCAAGTCTAATAGATTCTTGACGATAGCGTGTTTAGTCTTAAGAACATCATCATTAGGTGTTTTCTCCAAAGCCTTCTCCAAGTCAAAGCAAATAGTACTAAGACTCTTGCCATTGGTGCTAGGAGAATACTGCTTCTGAGTAGCCACTTTCTGAGACTCATACCATGCCCTAGGTTTAATTTTGCCTTTCTTAGTGTAAAAGGCAGGAGCTAGTTTAAGGACATCATAGAGCAGGGTTTTCTTCTGTTTAGCTGAGGCTGGGTTGAAGTCAGGATAGATGTCCTGCAACTTGTCAGCTAGCTCATTCAAAAGACCGTGGTACTTGTCAGTGTAAAGCTTGGTCAGCTCTTCCATCTTCTCCAAGTCCATCGGGATACCATTCAACTCCAAATCCATGAAGTAATTGGTGAGGGGCAAGTAAGTATTATACCAATAGTTCCTAACTCTCTCCGGTAATTTGTCCATTGCTTCTTTCATTCCTAAGCAAGCGGTTCTATGTGCAACCGCGTCGCCTGCGCAATAGTCCCAGAAAAAGTCGGGTTCTAGAAATTTTAGTTTAGCCATCTCTTCGTAAGCTAGTTTATGCTTTTTCAAGAGATCTGGCATTTCCTTGTAATAAGGTTTGTAGTTTGTGAAATACTTGATGCCTGTTTCCAATCCTTTAGGCCACCTACTATCTAGGAAGCCACATGCCTTCATACCATCGAAGAATAGTGTATCATCCGATAATTTGAAACCCCTATGCTTTAACCTCTTGTCGTCCGCCCTTACATTCCAACCCATTCTCTGGACTTGTGGATGTTCGAGTAGCGGCTTCATTGTATCAAGAAGTGCTTTGTTCTCAGTCGTACCGTCTTTACTGATGTCTAGGATGATAGCTACATTAGGTTCACAGGAGTACTGGAACGTATGCAAGACTTCATCATCACTCAACTTCTTGCCAAACCATTCAGCGTCATAGCCTACTTGGAACTTCCCTTGTTCTATGTAAGATTGGATTAGAACCTTATTCAACTCAGGGTCGTCTACAACCATCTTTTCAAATTTAGTGTAGTCTAGCTTATCTTCCATGAAGCGCTTAGCCAAATCAAAGGATTCCCTGAACACTGGTCGTAATGTCGGGTCTTGGCTGACTATCATGCCTGGAGAGTAGTTGGCGATCAACTTACCACCATGCACACAATCTACGATGTTACCTAAGTAATTCGTCATCTTGTCGTTGGCTTGCTTTACCGCCTTAAACGGTTCGGCACCAAGCGTCATGATGAGCTTAGGCTTGATTGTTGCGATTTCGAAGTCCAACACAGGTTTGCATTGGTCTATCATTCCTTTAGTAGGCTTGCCTGCAGCTCCAACGTCATACTTAACCATTGAGGTCAGGTAATAGTCAGATTCTTCAAAGCCAGCTACTTGTAGAGCATTCCTAAGCTCTTCTCCGTTCGGTCCTTCAAGCAAATCGCCATGTTCACAGGCATCATAGCCTGGATAACTCATAACGATCATGAACTTTGCGTCAGTGCTTCCACTCGGCAAAATCCAGTCTTTGCCTTCAGGCTTAAACTTATTGTAATCTGTCAAAAACTGTTCTAGTGTCATATGTCCGTTGGTACCCAGATTCCGCTCACATTCTTGTACAAGAAATTGCCAAGTTTGTAGTCTAGGTGTGGTTCGATGTCCTTTGTGAAAAAGCTTGGAAAGTCTATAACGTTTGAATCAAATCCGTTTAGATCTAAAGCTTCCGAAGCAGGTACTAGCTCTAATTCTCTGTCATCTCCGGCGTAATCAAAGATTATTTCTTTGTCGAAGGCTACTAAATAAAGAGGTCGGTCAACGATACTAACGAACGTGTTCTGACCAACTTTCATTATAATGGACGCTTGGGCTTGCCCACCGTCTTCATCCATGTGTTGAAAGGCTTCAATCAACTGTGGCAATATCTTACTAGGAAACAAGTTGTGATACTTGTTCTCATGCAAGCACAGGAAGAAATAGTTTTGGTCTAAGTCTAAGTCTTCCATTATCGTCTTGGGATGATTGAGGCTGTGTTAACTTGAGTCATCGAGCCTGGATTAGACGTACCTACATCCAAGTCCAACGTATCTCTGACTACCTCCGATTTAACCCTCATGAACTCTAGTTCAGTCCTTAAGTGCACGGAGAACTCCTTGACGTGTCTCTGCTTCAAAGAGAAGATGTTGAGACAATCTTCAGTCTTAGGCTTACCTACACCAAGCACAATGTCGGCTTTGTGAATAATACCTTTGTAACCGTCGATGTCTTCGCGAGAGAAGGTAGGCTTTAGCTTACCCTTAGCCTGATGCTGCACCCACAATACGAAGTTTTTACCGTTGATCGTTCTGTGAGATAGCTCGTCCAGTTCTTCACCCAATACCTTTTCCTTCTGCCAGTTATCTGCACCTCTAGGCACTTCTGTGATAGGATCCAGACATTGCATCTGATCTAGCATAACGACTTTAGGTATGAACCCAGTCATCTCGTAGTGATGCTTTATGCTCTCGTAAGCATGGTCAACGTTCTTGACTCTTGCATCCCTAAGATCGGCCATGTGTAACTTGTGAAGCATGCGCCTCTTAGTTTCGTGCATAGCATCGTTAGCCTGAGCTTCAAGTTCAATGTTCGACTGACCTTGTCTCAAACCTGTATACCTAATACCGAATACGTTAGCATATAACCTCTGGCTCAAGTCTGTCGTAGGCTCTTCGTAGCTCAAGTATAGTGTTTCATCACCACCCTCTGCAATCTTCTGTACAATGTTAAGACCTAGTGCAGTCTTACCACCACCAGAGAAACCTACAATAAACCCGAACTGACCTAACTCCAAACCACCCAACCTCTTATCGAGTTCATGGATGCCGGAACCAATTAGGTTAGTCTTAGACTTATAAACGATGTCACGGAAAGGTACAATGAACTTAACACTGTTAGATTCACTGTCACTGCTTAACGAATACTGGAGTCTGCTTAGCTCAGCCGTAGCCGTAGCCAAGTCATCCTTGTGCTTGTTCCAAATTTTAGTAGCTCTGCGCTTTTGTAGGAAAGCTGCGATCTTACCATCAAAGAAGTTGGATGGTTCCAAAGGCCTTGATGTATCATAGAAGTAGGCCATGAGCTTGATTAGGCTATCACGGTGTACCTCATCTATGAGACCAGCGTTGATTCTGGCTGTTATGCCATTAGCAAAGTTCTGCACACTCATCGGGCATTGCTTCGCGCTGATGATCATGTTAACGATCTCTTTGTAGACCTCGTTACCATATGTGGCATCAATCATGAAGTCTTCGCCCGTAAGCTTTAAGGCTTGCGCCCTGTTGTAAATCTCCGGCACTAATAGCATGTGCCTAAGCAACAACTCGCTAAAGTCATCATCGTGCAACGGTTCTATAAACGCTGTGTCATTCATATCTTCGGTATCCTTGTTAAATCAAGCTTCTCTCCGCCCGATTCGACTGACCTCAGAAACTCAAGCAGCTTTGGTTGCATTAACAAAAGCTGCCTAGCTGCTGCTCCATATTTCTTGATCATCTCAGCATCCTTGGTAGGATACATAAGAATACGGAACCAAGACATGAAATCAAAGGATTCGTTCTTCAGACACAGCGCAGGATCCCAACCATTCTCGATGTAATGCACATAGCGTTCACACTGAGAATTGAATTCTTCCTCAGGTGACACATCCCAATGCAAAGCAATGTACTCGTCCAAATAACGTTGCGCATCTTTGGTAGCGAGTTGTGTAGGTATTAGGCTAGTATAGCCTTTCAGTACAGGACTGAAGAATACCTGAGCCGACACATAGATGTGAGGCGTAACATTGTTCTTTATGCAGGTTTCAGCTGCTTTCTTAGCGTGCGTATACAATTGCTTCTTGAAAGAAGGCATCAGCACATAGTTACACTGCTTTACGAACTCATGAATGATCTGCTCGATCAACTCTTCATGAGATGTTGTTGTGTACTTGTTCATTCCATTCCTGTTCTACTATCATGGCGAGAATATCTGACGGTAGATCATCTGGGGATTCGGCACCATACTTTTCTAAGTTGATGTTGGCGACCTTCTTCCCAGCTGCTCTTAAACCATTAGTAAACTCCTGCGCTCGTGACGGAAGACCATTTCCTCTAAGGACATGCTGGTCAGCGTCGAGCATCATTACAATCTCCGGCCAAGTCTGCATCAATTTAAGCTGCCTTCTTGATATGCCGGCTCCCCAAGTAGCCACACCATTAGGAAATTTCAAGGCTTTCTTCACACCCTCGACTACCACCACCCTTCTAGGATTGGCGGCTTTTGCATTGTCGAAGTTATAAAGGTAGCTGCCTTTGTTGAACAGATGATAATATTTAACGTTGTTCTCCTGGTCACCATAAATGGTTCCAGGCAAACTTCTCATCTGCCAGCCCACAAGTTTATTGTCGAAGTAAACAGGGAAGACTAAGCGTTCAGCACTAGTAATGAATGATTTACCGTTGTGGAAGTTCTTACCTCCTTCAAACGGCACAAAGACTATCTTATGGAGATTGGCGTAAACGTCCAAATCCTTAAGTTCATCTTTGAGTAGAAATTGTACAGCAGGGTGATCGATTGGTAGCTTATTGACGGGTATAGCAGTAGAGTAAGGTAAAATGAATGATCGCGGATCTGGCTCTTTTTCTTCTTCGAAATCCACATCTTTGAAATCGGCTGCGCTAGGAACATAGTATCCATCTAGTAAGTCTGCAATGTTCATTTTGACACCACATATGAAACAATTACTAGTGTAACCGTGAGTAGGAACATAGCGCTTTAGCTTGCTCCTATTGTGAGGCGTACAACTTGGACAGGGTATGCGCAACCATTCACCATGTCCTTTAACAACTCGAAACTTGCGTTTGAGTGCCTCTTCTAATGATTGGTTGCTCATACTTAAAGCTTCTTGTCATCTATAGATCCAAGTTCCCAAGCTATATCTTTCACAGAATCCACTACCTTGCACTTCCAACCTTGCTTCTTGTAGATCTCCATGCGTTTGTGGCTCATGTTCTCAAGAGTTTGGTCATGCTGGTCCATGAAATCTATGAGAACAAAGTGAGTCTTGTCTGGAGCTATTCTCGCTCCACGGTAAGCTTCCTGAAGTAACTCTACTTCACTCGTACCACCGCTAGCTTGAACAACTACTTTTATTTGCGGAATGTCTGCACCCGCTCTTAAACAATCCGTTGCCATCAAGTATTGATACTCGTTGTTTCGGAATTGTTCTAAGTTCTTGTCTTGTTTCGTCGGTGTTAGTGCATAAGCTCCGAACTCCTTACCTTGTCCTCTATGAACATACAATGTACCTTGCGGCATGAATTGATAGAGAGGGACTAGGTGATCAGCGATATGGTCTACGAATACCAAAGTCTGCCAATCTTTCGGGACGTTCTGACACACTTCACCAATCAACTTATTACGTATCTCATTGCGCTTAATACCTTTAAGCAGCTTACCATCCATGGTACCAGCACTAAAGATAGCCTGCTCCGGAACCTTAACAAAGTAAACTTTGCAGGGAACCACAGCGCCATTGTCTTCAGCGTCAGCGTAAGGAACGTAAATCAGTCTTTCTCCAAACAAACCTTTGATTAGCTTATCCGCACCGTTGAACAAGTTCTTATCGGTGGCGGTGTAACCAAACATACGTACAGGTGTTATGCCGCTTAGGGTCGTTGCAATGGCTTCTCCAGTAGTGCCCTGGATCTCATCCATCAGCATTAGTTTACACTTTTCAAGAGCGCATTTGGGTAAGGATTTGAATGTGGTAATAGTGACATCTCTTGAAATATCAAAATACCCGTCGCCTACCCTGCCTATATGACGATCCGGAAACAACTTAGTGAACTTGAGGTATGTTTGGTCAAATACCGTTTTTAGAGGCGTGGCGACAATAGTTGGTCCTAAGTGAGCAAAGGCAGCATAAGTACAGGCCATCATAATGGTCTTACCGAAGCCACCTGCCGCACAACAGATACCATTACCATCCTTAGCCTTGAACAAGAATTCTACTATAGGCTCAACTTGATAGTCCCTTAACCCTTCACTACCAATGCCTTCCCAATTGATCTGTTTGATTGCTTTTAAGTCAGGTTCTTTGACAGGGCTGCGCAGGTCTTCTATTACAGGAGTATCAGACTCATGTTCTATCAGACTTACAACCTTGTCAAAAAATCCGGCGAATGTAATCACCCCACCGTGCTCAGCTGAGGAATAAAGTTCTTTCTTATCAAACTTGTTAACCTTCTTCCAACCTTGGAATCCAAAACTTCTATGGGAGTACTGCAGATAGTTTAGTAAATATGCAGGTGCTGGATTGATTCCAAGCGCTCCGTCAACCCTTGTTAGTTGGATGTTCATTGGTCTTAAATAACTGCATTAACTTACTGCGTTTTTCAGGATACCACAGAATGTGCCTGATGAGGAATCCGATCAGAATACCAGCTAGTATTTCCATAGTCAAATCATAATTGAATTGTTTGGTCTACAACCTCACTCAATCGTTCATCATGGTCAATGATTATGATCTGGTTGATGACTTTTTGGTTCCTGAGTTCGTTGATGAGGTTAAAATAGTTTTGACGATTGTCATCACTAAGATGTGTTGTACCTTCATCTATGATCCAGATAGGAAACGCTTTGGCGAACATCTTATGTAGCGCCAACCTTAGACAAATACCTACCATCATCTCCTGACCGCCAGAGACACTAGGAAGCATTTTGTCGTGCTCAGTGAAGAGCCTAATCTTGAAGCCATCCACAACCTTTACAGTGTATGGAAGGTTGAAGTACTCTAGGTACGTCGCGAGCGATACCTGTACATGATCCATGTATGTCTCAATAAGTCTTCTAGGGAACTTAGCAGTGGCAAAAACATCGTAAACGTTAGTCAAAGCTTCGAGATAACTCTTACGCTTCGCGTTGTACTTGCTGTTGACATGACTATTGTTGATCCTTTGCTCTAATAAGACTAGTTCATGCTCTAGCTTACCTGATTGGAGTTGAAATTGACCGATTTCTTCCCTTCTCTTGTCGTCCAGCTCTAAAGCTTCACGAAACATGGTTAGCTCTTGCTCAATAGGTGCAGAACCTTCATGAGTAGCCAAGCTTTTCAATTTTTCTTCAGCTACCTTTACATTTGAGGATAACACAACTTTACGGTTACGAAGGTCATTAAGACTAGCTTGCAAATCCTTCACTAACTTATGTTCAGTCTGTGCTTGGATCAGTTCTTCATCAGTAAAGACCAAAGTGCTCATCGGCTCCAGTTCCTTCACCAAATACTCTTTACGGCCCATCAAGCCTTCGTATTTAGCGAGTTCTTGATTGTACTGCTGCAAATGCTTCATCTGCGCTTGGTAGCGAGAATTAGTCAATGTAGCGTTGGTGGATAGTGCTGACTCCTGAACCCTTAAGTCTGCCAAGTACTGTTTACTGTCAGGAATGTCTTGTTTACAGGTTGGACAAGAAGCATGTCCTTCTAGCGCGCTTAGATGGTTCTTTTGAGCAATGATGTCTCTTAGTTTACCGTTCATCTCAGTCAATGTCTCATAAAGATGAGCATTTGACTGTTGTAGAGTTTCCTTAGCTTTGGTGACTGCTGCGAAGTCTATGAGATTTTGCTTATCAAGATTTTCGATTTCTCTTAATATAGACTGTTTACGGCCAAATACCACTTTGTTCATGGTAAGTTGTCCAATCTTAGTCCTTAGCTCTTCTTCATCAGGGTAGTTCTCTAGGACTGATTCACTAGTCTCGATCTGTCCATCCAGCAACCTAAGTTCCTCATTAGTCCTGTAGATCTCAGTCTCTAACTCAGGTCTTTTCTTAGAGTCTTGTTGGCACTTGTCTAAGAAGAACAACCTGTCCTTGATACTGGCTATGATGGCTGGGGACGCTAGTTTTGTGGTCAAGGTTTCTACCTTCGCCAATACCTCGTTACGGTTTTTGGCTACTTGTGTCTGAGATGTTATCAAGAGTTGAACATCCTCTTCTGGTTTTTCGGGTGGGCATTCCTTGACATACTTATTCCAGATAGTGTTACGAAGCTTTTCAGTCTCCGGCACCATGAATATCTTCTGGAATATCTTTTCCCTGACAACGGACTCATCACTAAACAAATTCTGGATTTCACCTTGCTTAGCTACTATGACATTGTTGAAAATTGTGGTGTCGATCTGAAGTAGTTCATTCCACAACGCATTGACTTCACTCACCTTGTTATAGGTCATGCCGTCATAGGTTAGGGATACTTTCGGAACACTAAGATGACGTTCAAGAGTACCTTCCTTGCCATTAAGCAAGAACTTACCCTTCACCCATCCCTCAGTCTCTCCAACAGTAATGCGATCGGCTTTCTTGTCACCATCTAAGTCTCCGGTGAAAAGAAAGCAGATAGCACTGATTATGCTAGATTTTCCACTACCGTTCTTTCCAACAATACCAACTACACCAGGATCAAACTTAAGATCCACTTTACGGTGTACGTTAAAATTACGTAATGATAGTTCTAGTAGTTGCATTATAAATCTGTATCTAGCCTTCTCTCCAAGGTATCTCCATAAGGTACGGCTGTTACCCTATAACCTGTGACTCTGCTTATCTCTATCTCCACATCAATGTTTTTACTCACTAATGCAGGTGGAGATATGTTACTGACTCTCCTAAAAGGTTGTGGTGCTGGTGGTCTGTAACTAGGGACAATACCGAGATTAGTTATAGCTGGATTAGCTACAAATGGTGCTCTAGGAGGTCTTGCATCCCAAGCAGCTTGCCAAGTCGCTATAACTGCCATTAGCGCGTGCATTGGTATGTCTCCTGCCGGAATCAAGCCACGACGCTGAGCTTCGTTTCCTAGCTCTGCTAATTGACCTTCAGTAAAGACTACGTATGCTCTACCATAAGCTGGATTAAGAATACGGTTCCTTAGCAGGCGCATAGAATTTTTGAGGTGGGGCTCATCCATGTCTTGTATTCTAATCTCCTCACCCGTCTTCATCTTCCAATAGCCTGGTTGGCTCATAATTCGTAGCTTTCTTTGAATGTATCTAGGACTTCCTTAGCGTCACCCTTTAACAGGTTATTGGCTAGGGTAAACATCCCTTCGTCATTTTCACAGAAGTATCTAAGAGCTGTTTCAATTTTGTCGTCTGTAGTTGCCTCTGAGCGGCTAGCAAAAGCTTCGTCCTCACCTTTAGCTTCCATTGGATCGCTTAGTTTTACTTGCTGCATCTTAACTAATGCAACTTCGTATAACGGCGTCAGCTTACTAAGATAAGGATCACTATCACTATCCCAAATAACTTTGATGACTGGTTTGAAGGTCTGAGCCTTAGCCCAGTCCACCTGTTCCATGACATCGAAGTCAGTCGCTGTTTTTCCTCTAAAGTTGATTTCAGTCATGATTCTTCTTTGAGGGAATGGTAAGCGTACCAAGTTAGTACCGTCACAGTAAAGCACAGATTTTTTACTATCTGCTTCACTTATGTCAACTATACCTAAGCTACCTGGGTAACCTACGTAAGCTTCGCGGTTTATGCCATATGCTCTCGTTTCCGGTGCATAATGTAAATCTCCAGCGATGACACCTTGTATGTTAGGGAATGTATCAAACAACATTAGTTTGTTGAAATCGATACCCTTCTTAGGCTCAGTCTTGTCGAAGACTTGAGGAAATTGACAATGCAAAAATACCCAGCTTACTTTAGCCTGATCAGTGTCTTGGGCTAATGAAGCGATTAGTTCTTCTGGTGTAGCTTGTGAGTAATCAAAATAGTCTAAGCCTGAAAACTCAGGTACGACTTTAACATGATCTATCCCACTAATACGCATCCAGCTTTCACCTTTTTGTGATTTATCGTGGTCACCGGTTATACCGAGTAGTTGAATGCCATTAGCTTTCAATTTCTCAACTAACCTAGTGACAAAAGCTATGGTGTGAACCTTGGCGTGATTGTCGTCAAACAAGTCTCCTGCAATAACAAGATACTTGACCTTTTTTTCAATGGCTAGGTCTACCAATCGACTTAAGTTGTCTCTTAGATCATCTTCAAGCTCAGGGAAGTTATACAACTTCTTTCCTAAGTGGATGTCTGCCGAAGCAATGAACCTGGGACCTTTGTAACCTGGTCTTAGTGTAAATGCAATTTTTACTTCACTCATAAATTAAATGGGGTGTGTGGCAAAATGTACCACACACCCCGACTACTTACAGTCTTGACTCAATGACACGGACTTCTTCTTTAATGACCGCATCACGATCTTTACCATGGGCAATCAACTCACCCGAAGGTGTGCGTGCTTCCCATTGTTGACTCACCTCGTTGAATTCGACGTTACTAGCGCGTGTCATGGTCATTTTACCTAGACCATTTAACACATCGGAATAAACCGCGCGCATAGTACCGTCCGTTCCAACAATGAGCTTTCTCATGAGTCAAGGTGGGCAGCGAGCTTCACAGGATCAAGCTCTTGATAAGGAGATGTTTGCACACGAGAAGCTTCATCTACGCTTCCGAGTGATTTTTCAAGGTCGCCTGTCAGATTGAGGCAGTTCTGGCCACCGTTGTTGTCAACGATGACTTGGCATCCGCCATTTTTTGAAACGACTACGCGACCGGCTACTTTTTGTTGGCTCATACGAATATAACGTGGTTGTGATGGATTGAGAGACTCCCGGCTTTCGACGCAATGCGAAAACGAACACGAGAGACATGGACACGAGCGCCGATAGTAGAGAAGTGCATAATAGTCTGCACACTCGCTACCCAGACATTATGGGTCTGGTCAACGAGACGGAGGGAATCCGGCACGATGATAATGTTGTCAGCCGGAGGCTGTTCACGCTCAAAGTAGCCTCCGAGCAATGAGGCTACTTTAGAAACAATTGCGGTTGGAGGTTGCTCAACC